CCACACCTGCCGGACTGGTCGCTGGCCAGCTTCCCAAAGCCGGTGGTCAAGGCATTGCAGGCCGCCGAGTCCTATGCCCGCGACGTGCTCGATTTGCCTGAGCCGCAACGCACCCAGCAGGCCGCGGCGTTGTTCGACAGCTGGCATGCCGACCGGTCCAGGGCATTCAGCCCGCACGGTGAGGGTTGGTGGGATTTCGCCAATCTGCGGGAGAAGTGGCTCGACCAGCAGGGCATCTGGGGACAGCTGGTCGACGCCAAGCACCGTGACGTGGCCGGGGAGGCGATGAGCCCGGCCGACTGGTCCAATCAACCCCTCTGGGCGACCGCGCGTCAGGAACCGGACCCGGAAGGCCCGTTGCCGGTGCAACCGGACCGGCTCTTCTACCGGTTGCACGGCAATGAACGCCGTTTCTCCCCGAGCGACGCGTCCTCGGTGCCACTAGGTCGCAGCGAGATCCTCCGCGCCCGTGGCTACTCCGCCTTCGATAACCCGCACGACCTGCACCGCTACCTGCGCGGCCATACCTGGCTGAACGCGTACGACCAGCCGGACATGGAACATGCCCGGATCATCGCCTTCCGTGGCACCCGGGTCGGTTACGGCTTCGACGGTGAGCACCTGGCCGTACCGGACACCCGCAAGGACCGCACCGAGTACGAGATCCCGCATTTCCTGCACCGGTTGGAACAGACCCCGCCCCCGGACGTGGACCGGCACTGGCACAAGCCGACCGGCGATGAGTACGACCAGGGCACCGGCACCGGGGACAAGGGCTGGCACGAGGGCAACGGCGCGGACTGCCGGATCGCCCGTAATGGGCACAGCACCTGCGGGGCCGAACACGACTGGACGCACTTGGACGAGGGTTTGCCGAACCACATGTTCGACTCGAATGAGATCCATGAACCCTACATGCGGGGCCAGAAGACCGCCGCTTCCTCCTACGAGGAGCAGGAGTGCGAGATCTGCGGCGGCTGGCACGCCACCGAGAACCACGACACCGAAGGCAGCCACGTCACCGACTGGGACGACGTCTGGCCGCACGTCAGTGACCTGCACCGCGGCATCAACGCGCACCTGCCGCCCAAGGTGCATGAGGTGGTGCACGACCCGAGCCGGTCGGAGGCCGAACGGGCGCACGTGCTGCTCGCCCACTTCCAGACCGGCCACCACGGCATCCACTGGACCGCCGACCGGGACCAGGCCGAGCATTACGTGACCGGCTTCCACGGTGAGCAGGGCACCCCGGTGCGGATCTCCGGGGGCAAGCCGCACCGGGACTGGGTGGAGGAGGACCCGCACACTCTGGACGAGGCCAAGGTGCTTGGCTACGACCTGCATGATGACCGGGAGGTGCCCTTGCAGCACAACGCGCCGGTCCCGATCCACTCTGTCTCCTGGGGTGAGCACGGCAGCCACCAGCTGACCCACCACCACAGCTTCGAGACCCCGATCACCGTGCACGCCGCCAAATGGCCGGAGGGCAAACCCCCGGAGAACCAGACGCCCAAGGGGGCGTTGGAGGAGATCGGCCGTCATGAGCACCCGAACGTGGAGCAGTACCGCTCCGGCGGGATGGGTCACCTAAAAGGCGATGAGGACCGGTCGGTGGTCGGCTTCATGCCGACTAAAGAGGTCGCGAAGTACCGCGAGCACGCCGGGGACTGGAACCGGGGCTCCGACGAGGTGGTCGGCCGGATCCGGGCAGACATCCGGGACGGCATCGGTATCAAGACCCCGTTGATGATCGAGTACAACCATGATGAGCATTGGGGCTACCTAGGCGAAGGCAACCACCGGCTGCGCGCCGCCGAGGAGGAGGGCCTGCACACGGTGCCGGTGCGGGTAGTGCGTTCCTACTACGGACCGGCCAAGCGCAAGGAGAAGGGCATCGGTGCGCCGATGCACCTACAGACCAGCTTCGGCAACGAGGACGACCCCGACTATGTGCCCAGTGATCTTCATCCGCATCATTTCTTGAAAGAGGCAGCAGCTGCCGAGCAGCCCGACGAGACGGATCTGCGCAGCACCGACATGCTGCACGACGAGCACGGCAGCGTGCGGTTACACCGGGTCGGTCCGGACGAAGTGTTCCTGTCCAACCTGATCACAGCCTGGGACCGGCGCGGGCAAGGCCATGGGTCGGCGATGCTGCGACGGCTGACCGACGCTGCCGACCGGCAGGACCTACATTTGGCTACCGTGCCCGGCAATGATGAACTGCGGCCTTGGTACGAGCGGCATGGTTTCCAGGTGGACCCGGAGGAACGGGGGGTGGCCGGAAAGCCCTACATGCGTCGCTCGCCGGTCCGCAAGCAGGCCGCGAGCACCATCTGGTTGGCCCCGATGCTGATGCTTGGCACCATGCCGGTCGGCAATCCCCAAGCGGTCCGCACCCCCACTCCGACATTCGCGATGCAGGCCATCCAGCGCGGCCAGACCGCGGTGTTGCCCTCCGGTGACTGGGATGGGGCCCGCAACGTGATGCAGTGGCTGGGGATGAGCCCGGAAGAGATCCGCGACCGGCTGTTCTTCGCGGCCACCGGCTACCCGCCGGGACGCGGTCTGGGACTGGGCACTGCCTTCAGCGGGGTGGGCGGGTAGAAGAAGTAGGAGCCCGTCCGAGGAGGGGTCATGTTCGCACTTGTTGCCGCGGTGTTGTTGCTGGTCGCAGCGATCAAGCAAGGGCATAGCGATTCTGCCCTGTTCTGGGTGTATTTGGGGTTGGCTGCCTGGGCTCTGCACTTTTTCATTGATCCGTGGCTTTCGCCCTATTACCCGCGGCGTGGGCGTCGCGTCCCGCCAGCCTGAGCCACAGCACCGGCCCGCGATAATGACTCATCGTGTTCGGGGGATGGCTGCTGCCCGCCGCGATCGTGGCGTTGATGATCCTCTCGATGGTGGCCGGGGCGTTGACAACGCAGTATTTCCTGTTGCATCGCATGGTCAACAACGAACCCGCGGTACCGTTCCGGGAAGAGCCGTGGGGGTCTTTCCTGCGTCCCGGCGATGGCACCGTGCAGGTGGGCATCTACCGTTGGCATGACGGGATTCGTGAGTATGTCCAAGTGGCAACGTTGTCGGTGACGACGGCCCCGGCGATCAAGGATTCCGAGCCGGAGTACCTGCTTCATCTTTCGACTGCGCAGCGCCATGTCGTGTCTGTCAACACAGATGATTCGGAGTAGCCTGTCATCTACTCCTTGTGAACCACCTCGACAGAGGGTGGGTTGTCACTAACCGGTGGTGTTGCACCTGACGGTGATATGTGTGTAAGATGACCTGATCAGTTACGCACGCAATCAACGGAAAGAGGAAGCTACAACATGCCTGTCTACAAAGTAGGCGAGCTACCTCGGACCGTGCGGGGCACCGGCCGCAAGCCAGGTGTCTGGCGCGGCCACGAGGAGGAAGCCGAACTGGTCCGCAAGACTGCCTCTCGGCACCCGGACCAATGGTCGATGATCGCTACCCGGGTCTCGGCCTCCAAAGCCCAGCAGGTCGCCTGGGCCATCAAGAACGGCAAGACCGCGGACTTCAAGCCCGACGACGACGGCGAGTTCACCGCCCACGCCCGCAAGAGCGAGGACCAGGAGAACGCCCCGCTGGGCAAGAACGGCAAACCGATCACGCTCTATGACGTGTGGTGCCGCTACCTGCACAGGGAACCTGAGCCGGTCAAGACCAAGGTCCGCAAGGGGGCCTGAGGCGGCTACCGGACCGATGGGCCGGGTCCGGGGAAGCCTCGATGAGGAAGTGACCCGGCCTGTCACCTTACGTTCCCTGTTACTGGAAGGACCGCCGTCACATGGCACGCAACAGCAAGTACGAAGAGACCATCGCCCGCGGCGCGGAAGAGGTCGCCCGGCTGGTCGGCGAGCACCGCGGCAAGGTCCGGCAGGCCTCCCGCGAGGAGACGCTGGACGAGCTACGGCACATGTCCGACGACCAGATCACCTGCCGGTTCGCCAAGCACCGCTTCACCGAGCCGCTGGTGTCCAGGCACTACACGAAGGCCCGCTTCATCTGGGTCGAGCTTGGTTGCCAGGGCGGCTGCGGGGTGCGTAAGTTCATGCGCCTGTCGGACAACACCCGACCCCGGCCCGGGTTCATGGAATGGTCCTCGTTGAACTACACCGAGGCCGAGCAGTACCTGTCCGAGAAGGGCAAGCTGGACACCAACACGGTGCGCCTGGAAGCCGTCACCCGGCTCACTAAGCCGCGCAAGTCGGCTGCGGCCCCGCCGCCGCGGACCACGCACGGCATCACCGAGGACGACTGATGGTCCGCCAGGTCATCATCGTCGCCTATTGCAGCATCTGCTGGGCCAACGACACGCACACCGAGGCGGACACCAGCCTGACCATCACGGTGGATGGCAGCAAGCCGTTCGAGATCGACGTCTGCAACGACCATGACCAGGTGTCACTCTCGCAGCTGGATGAGTTCCTGCGTGAGTACGGCGTGGTGGTCAAGGCCAATACCAGTCCGGCACGCTCCGAGATCTGCCCGGACTGCGGTAAGACGTTCGCCTCCTACCAGGGCAGGCGGGCCCACCAGTCGATGATGCATGAGAACGGCAGGAAGAACAGCAAGAAGAACGGAGTCACCCCGCCGCCCGAGCCCGAGCCCGAGCCTGCCGGGCAACGCCCGTCGAGTTGGCCGCAGCCCGCCACCCATGACGAGGACGGCAAACCGGTCTGCGGCACCTGCGGCAAAGCCTCCGTCTCCGAGATGGGTTACCGCCAGCACGTCTCCCGCAGCCATCCGGAGTTGGTGGCCGGGGTCGCCCGCAATCGGAAGTGAGCAGCTGCGCCACCGAAGTAACGGGAGGTGGTCACGATGAGCGCCGCATCAGGCGTGTTGCGCGGTTCCCGCAAGCAGGCCAAGGACCGCGCCGACGGGCAGTGCGAGGTCTTCGTCCAGGTCAGTGAGCGGTGGCGGCGTTGCCCCGGCTGGGGTGACCTGATCGTCTACCTGCTGCCACCCGAACGCGGCGGCAAGCATCTGGACAAGGCCTGGGAAGACCATCACCTGCTGGTCTGCTGCAAGATCCACGCCCGGCGCTTCGAGGAGTGCCCGGACGACCCGGAACTGGCCCGGCTATCCATCCAGGGCGAAGTCGCCTGGGTGGACCGCAGGCCCGTCTACCACGGCCCGGACCCCTACCTGTCCGAGCGCTACGGTGCCTCATGACTTCTGGATCCATCAGCACCGAGGAACGGCTCGCGATGGCCGAGGCGGAGAACGCCAAGCTGCGCGAGTTGCTCGGCATCGAGCAATGGGGGCCGGAGTGGAAACTGGCCAACATCCGCGAGATCGCTGCGACCGAGGTCCGCAAGACTGTTTCGGCCCAGCGAGACAGGCTCGCCCTCAGGCTAGCCGCCATCGAGGCGCTGTTCGCGGGCGGCCCGGACACGGCCTGCCGGACCCGCTGGGAGGACGGCATCGAGTGCGTCTCGGTGCCCATCGAGGCGCTGCGCGAGGTGCTGGACCCGCCATGAGCAAGCTCGTGGACCCCGGCCGGATTGAAGCCATCGTCGGCGTGGCGCGACATCCGAGCGTGCACTACGCCCGTGCGGTCAGCGCCGAGGCGACGGTCTACATCCTGCACTCGCAGCAGTGCAAGGACTCGGGTATCGACCTGCGCGAGTGTGCCTACTCGCTGGCTATGGATCAGGGCATTGATCTGGACCGCTGGATGGGGGACGTGCCGGTGCCGGTGACCGTCAACGAAGCGGGCTACCTGCTCCCGTGGTGGGGGCAGACGTCGTGACCGAACTCAGCGACGAGACCCTCAGCTTGGAGGTCGGCGTACGGATCATCGCCAACCCGGCGGGCAACGCGGCCATCGACCGTTACGTCGGGCTGTCCCCGGAGCAGAGCAAGGAACTGGCCACCACGCCGGGGATGTCCCGCACCCAGGTGCTGCAAGCGCTAGCCCGCGCCCACCTGCTGACCGGCCACGACGCGCACCGCCTGGACGGCTGGGCGGACACCGAGCCCGGCGACATTCAAGGTCTTCATCGACTTCATCGAGGACGAGTCATGACCTGGCACGTGTACCGCAGGCTGACCCATCGGCGACTGCGCTGGGTCCTCGGTCGGGTGCGGCTCCCGTGAGCTGCTGCGAGGCCAAGATCCGGCCCTTCCCGAACGACACCGAACTGCACTGCGAGGGAAACGGCGACCGACACTGGGCGCTCTTCGGCGATCCGCACCACGCAGTGCTGCGCGACTATGCCTTCCCTGGTTCGGCCACCACGATGACCTGGCAGGAGCACGACCGACGCAGCTTCCGTGGTGAGTGGATAGAGTGCCCGGACGTCGGCTGCGTACTGCCCGCCGGGCACCGGGGCGGGCACGAGACATGAGCAAGCGAATCGTGTTGCACATGCGACCGCGCTGGCGAGCCTGGTTCTGGCGTCTGCGCACCATCCCGTCCCGGCGTCTGGCTCAGCGTCATGCGTTGCGGGTCAAGTCATGAGCAACCGGGAGCGGGCCATGGCCGAGTCCATTGCCGACGAGCGGGTGCGCCGCGCCCTGGACGAGGAGAATGCCGTCTGGCAGAGCGCCGAGACCCGGATGAACGCCATCGTGCAGCGTTACCTGCTGGGCCGCTACCGGCAGAAGGTGAGCCGGGTGTGGCGTGACCCAGGCCTAAGCTGGGGTGGCGCGTTAGGCGACACGGTCCAACCGCACTGGCCCACCTACGAGTTGCCATGATCGTCACCGCCGACCGGATCAGCGCGTCCTGGGCGATCATCACCCTGAGCGAGCGAGCAATGAACGAGTTGGCCGCACTGTGCGAGCGGCACGGCGTCAGCCGCCACGACGTGGCCTGCATCGGCTACGACGTGTGCGACACCCCGTTGCTGCGCTTTCGCTGCTACGACCGCCGCGACGGCCGGATCGAGGTGGACGAGATGGCCGAGCCGGAGATGCGGGCCCGCTACCGGATCGTGGAGAAGGCACTGGTCGGCGAACTGCCCGACTGGTGGCGGCCCGATTTAGGCGGGGGCTGAGATGGCCTCGCACTTCAAAGGCACGGTGGTCTGCGACGGTGTCACGCTCACCATCACCGAGATCTGCCTGCGGAACAGCCAGGTCATGATCAAGGCCGAGGGCCCGATGGCCGATCGCCGCACCCTGTCCGGCCCGATGACGATCTTCGGCGAGGACGGTCGGGGGATCGCGCAGGGCGGCCACCTGGACCAGCCGATGAAGGTAGAGCGGGGCCAGCACGCCATGATCATGCTGGGGCTGAAGGTCGGTTCGGTGGACGACTGACCATGGACCCGCGCATCTCCATCGAGCACACCCGGATGACCGGCCGGGTCATCTGTCAGATCTGCTGGGCGGACAAGCCCAAGACCGAGATGGAGCCGGTCAGCGACGCACCGGGCACCGTCTGGGACGTCTGCCGCGACTGTGCGGGCTGGGAGAAGCGGCAGGGGGCGCGCTACTGATGACCGGGGACGGCACCGTGTACTGGTTCGGTGCGCCCTGGCCCTCCGCCAAGACCCCCGCGCCGGTCTGTGCGGACCCCCGGCTGCGCATCGAGAACCCGCGGGAGAGCTTCTGCACGCACTGCGGCCGACTGCTGCACGGGGACGACCAGGGGGTCCGGCTGACCGCGTTGGGTGCGCCCTGGTTCGTCTACTACCACGCCAAGTGCTTCCTGGCCGAGGTCATCGGCGAGGGGTTGGCCGACCAGATCTGGGCGCAGGTCCGCGATGAATGAGCCGTCCTGTGCGCACCGCACCCTCGCGTTGGTCTACGACCCGTCCCGCTATGAGATGCAGGCCCGCTGTGCCGACTGTGACCGGCGGCTCGGTGCCTTCCCCGATTCCGAGTACGTGAACGACCCGGCCGGGCAGACGATCTGGGCCGAGTCGCTCGGCCTCGACCCGGTGCTGTTGCAGGCGGTCCGCCGCCGGGTGGCCGGTCATGTCTGAACCCACCAACTAAGGAGGAACGAGATGGCGACGAAGGCGGTACGGGTCGACGTGATGCACCAGTCCATGCAGTACTCCGACACCACGGCGCAGCAGCTGGCCGATTCTCGCAAGCTGTTCGAGCGGGCCCGGATCCGCCAGGTGTGGTGGGTGACCGGCACCGAAGCCAACCAGCCGGAGGACTCCCGCAACTTCAAGCAGGAGGCGGAGGCGCACGGCTACCGCTACTTCCACCGCGGCGGTGACGTGTGGATCGCGGTCGACCCGGCGCGGGCCACCAAGTTCGACTCCGACTTCACCGAGGTCATCAAGGGCAAGGCAGGCTCCTACCCGACCCGCGGGGTGCTGCGGGTCTCCTTCGACACCGACCTGGGCCGGGTCACCGTGCTGGCCTGCCACTACAACTTGTCGGGGCCGAGACACCCGAACGCGCCCGGTGCGAAGCAGAATCCGAAGCTGGCCGCCGCGCTCTCCAACGCCGCCGAACAGTACGGCAAGGGCACCGGGCTGGTCTTCTACGGCGGCGACCAGAACCTGAAGGACGAGAACACGGATACCTTCTACGGCCACCCGCTCACCAGCGCCTGGGATGAGTTGAAGCACTACGAGCCGACTCACCCTGGCCGGGAGACGATCGACGTGATCGCCTCCTACAACAAGGACGGTCGGGTCAAGGCCAACTACATCCACGCCAAGAACGACAGCCAGTTCAAGTTGCACACCGACCACTTCCTGGTCGAGGCGGGTTTCGACGTGAGTCCGCTGCCCAAGAAGACCGCCAAGAAGACCCCGGCATGAGCGTCACCGAGGACGCCGCGGCGCTGTGGAACTGGTTGGCCCCCGGGCAGACCACCTCGGTGCTGCGGGTGGCCGCGTCACTGGGTTGGGACCCGGACCGGGCCCGACCCGCATTGGACAAGCTGCTGGCCGAACACCGGCTCACCGAGGTGGGCCAGTCCATGTACCGCCGCCCGGAGAGGTGGACCGATGACCGATGATGACGACGAGATCGCCGAAGCACTGAACCGGAACCTGACCAGCTTCGACAACGAAGGTGGCAACTTGGAGGCCGTCAACATGGTCGACGGCTTGTTCGCCATCGCCCATGCCATCCAGGGGCTCACCGAGATGTTCCGGGACGTGGCACCGGGCTTGTATGCGATCGAACAAGCTCTCAGCAAGGTCGCCGAGAACATCCCCGTGGTGGACTGACCTATCCTGGTCGGCCATGAGAGACAAGACCGACCACATCGAGATCGTGCAGCAGGGCGAGGACTGGCATTGGAAGCGGCGGGACACCCAGAACAAGGTGGTCGCCGAATCACCGATCCTGTTCCCGAACCAGGAGACGGCCTCGCGGGCCGCACGGCGTTACAACGCCGACCTGCGGGAGATGGTCCAGGACGAGGCTGAGCCGCCAGCTGAGCCACCGCAGCAGGCTGAGCCGCAGCCTGAGCAGGTCGAACAGACTTAGCCTGCGGGTGGCGCGTCCGGGTCCGCGTTCGGGGTAGGGGTGGCCGGTGCCGGGGCCGCGGCGGGGTCAGCCGGTGCCGCAGCGGTGGCCGGGTCGGCCGGAGCCGCGGCAGCCTGCGGTGTCGCTGCACCACCCTGGTCGGACACCTGCGCGATCAGGTTGTTCACCGCGGCCTCGATGCTGGCGGCGACCTGATCGGCGGCCTGGCGCAGCGCGTCGGCGTCGCCTTGCAGGTGCTCACGCAGCTGTCCGGCGGCCTGCTGCAACTGGTCGATGGCTGCCGAGGCGGCCTGCTGCAACTGGTCCAGCTTGGCCTGCAACGCGTCCTGGTTGATGATCGGTTGGTTGGCAGCAGGATCGGTCATGGTTCCTCCGTTACTGGTCAGGATGGGCAGAGCATCGCACGGGAGTGGACGCCGCTGTAGGTATTCCCGGTATCTGGGTGATGACCACCCGGTGGCAGGCCGCGTCCGGCGAGAGACGTTTCATGTGACACCGTTTCAAGTGGAGTTAGGACTCAATGACGACAAGGGAAACATTCCCGCATGTTGATACTAGGCGTGGTGCTTCTGCTTATCGGGTTGCTCTTCGGTATCCAGATACTATGGATCATCGGGTTGATTCTTGCCATCCTCGGTGCGGTCCTGCTGGTTTCCGGTGGGATGTACAACCGACCGGTCGGCGGCAGGAGATATTGGTATTAGGCATAGAGGCCTACTACTGGACCGAACCCGGTCCTGACGAGCCGGTCCGTATCCAGCTGGTGTTCTACCCAGATGGCAGCGCGCTGCTCACCGAAGACACCCAGGCGCGGCTGCTGGACGCCCCGGAAGCCGCCCGGGTGCTGGCTCGTTACCACCGTCGTTGCCGGGGCGAGCCGGACTAATCTGCCGGGGTGGGCCTGCGGCGCAGCATCCCGCTGCGGGCCTGTAGTGGCACCCCGGTGATGCTGCAACGGATGCCACAAGGCCCGGTAGGGGGTCTGGCCGACTCCCTGCCGGGTCGGCCAAGCCCAGTGTAAGAAGGGCAAATGGGTTATCGCGATCCATGCGCCAACAACCCCGAACACGGGCTGGCCGTGGTCGGCATCAACCCACCGCCCGGTTCATCCGCCAAGACATGGTGGGTGTGCATGGACTGCTTCGAAGCCTGGCTAAGCGAACGCCGGGAATTGGTCGACCACCTGAGCGGGCTGCTCAACGTACCAATCGGCAGATATCTGGGTAGATCGTAAGGACAAGACCCCGGTTCCCGGTGCAGGCGGGCCGGGGTCTTGCCATGTCCGGACACGCATCGGCCCCGGCAGGGACGGAGCCACCCGAGAGCCCTGCCGGGGCCAAACGCTATGCGGTGCCGATTTACGGGGGAGCCACCCAGCCCGTGGAACCGGCCCCGACATCCTTACCTTGGTGAGGTGGGTTGTCAGGCCACCTCAGTACCGCCCCAGTGTGCTGGAACGGAGTCTACCTATCAAGTGAGTCTCCACTTGGGTTGTCTAAAGCGGTTTCCACGCCTGTCTTACCCGCTGCCACCATAAGGTCAGCTGGGAGACCCGCGGCGGCGGGGTCGGCCTGCCCCGGGACAGCCCGGAGGCCAACGGTGACGGCGGCAAGGTGCGCATCTCAACCTGCCAGCTTGTGCTCGGCGAGGAACATCTCTACTGCGGTCTCGGCCTGCTCCCGGGCGGCGGACAGCGTCTCGTACTCGGCCTGGCTGGTGTTCAGGTAGAACGTGGTGCGTGTCCCAGCCCAGCGGCCCTGGTACTGGAAGATGCCCCGCTCGAAGCTGAGTGACCCGTCGGCCAAGGTGGTGACGATCAGCGCGGGTTGACCGTTGTCCGGGTGACAGGCCGCGAGCAGGGCTTCGCCCAGGTCGTCTAGGTTGTCGGCGGTCAGCTGCCGCTCGTGGTAGTCCGTGCTGAAGGTCTCGGTGGTCGGGTCGAAGGACCAGTCCACCGTCACGTCATCGGACTGGACATGTCTGCTGCTGCCGTAGCCATGGCTGATCCGGAACTGCTGGCCGGGGATCAACCGGGCCCGCATCGTCTCCGGGCGTCGTTCGTTGAGTGCCTTGAACTCGGTGATGGCAGCCTGTCGGGCGGCTTTGAGGTTGCGCCACTGGATCCAGGCGGTGGCATCGAGGCGGTCCAGCACGTAGCTGCGTCGCAGCTGGTCCGGGGTGAGCCTGGCCGGTTTGCCCTCCAAGGTGCGCAGCAGCGGTGTCTTGCTGGTCGCGTGCTGGCCAATGATCAGGTAGTCGTCTTCGGCGGTGCCCAGGTCGATATCCAGCGTGACCAGCGAGACCGGTACCTGATTGGACTTGGCCTGCTGCTGCTCCTTCTTGACCCGGCGGGCCTCCCGTTCGGCCTGGTACTCGCCCAGCTGGGCGGCGTACTCCTCACGCAGCTTGTCCATCGAGGTGGCATTGAGCAGCGTGCCCGGTCGCGGCTCGATGGTCAGCACGTTCACCGAGGTGGTCTTGCAGTCCAGGTAGACCTGGTGGGCCGACTCGCTGGGATAGGTCTCGGTCAGGTCGAGGAAGATGCCGGTGGGCTGGTAGAGGTTGGTGTTGTCGGTGCGCTTGTTTGCCATGGGTAGCTCCGTTTCAGTAAGGTCGTAATCTGACTATTCAAGTATGATGGTCTGAGCCTGGGTTGTCAAATCCTGATGGTCAACGGATGAGGGCATTGACCCGGTTGCGGATGATCAGTGGGGCACCTTCGGGACCCCGGATGTACTCGTGCACGTAGATCCGGCGCGTGTACCGCACGTCCGGCCCGCCATCCAGCGGTCCCACCCAGACGTTCTTCCAATGCCCGCGGGTCATCGTCCGGTAAGTCAACACCGGACCGGTGCCGGTGGCATGCGACTTACGCCGCCGCAACGCGATCACCACCACCCGGGACGGCACCTGGTGCCGCACCGCCCGCCGCCTAAATGCCCGCGGATGGTCCTCGGTGGTGCTCACCTCGGCCAAGGTCTGCTGCATCAACCGCCAGGTCGCCAGCAGCAGCCGCATCACCGGCATCGGGGCCATCGTCGGGGCCACCCCGATCGCATGGTCGCTGACCAGCGTCTGACGGCCCTCCTGCATCGTCCAGGACACCGTCGCATCCGGCGGCAGCACCCCCTGCGGGAACTGGATGGTCTGCGGGATCGGCTCCCCGAAGTGGAAGCCGCCGGTCAGGTTCACATCCCAGCGGCCCACCTGGGCGATCGGGATCGAGGTCTTGCCCTCGGTCTCCCGCAACGAGGCCGAGATCTCATCGTCCGGGTCGTAGCGGTCGGTCAGGCACCAGAACTGGCTACCGGCCCACAGCACCGCATGAATGATCATCAACCGGCCGCGTAGCTCGATCTGCCGGAACCTCGACGGCAGGTACAGGAAGCCCACCTCGGCAGGCAGATCCTGCTTGACGATCACCTCATCGAGCGGGAAGTCCTCGGCGGCCAGCATCGCCAGCAGTTGCATGTCCGGGGCGAGATAGAACGTCTCAGCCCCGCGCAGCGCCCGGTCGAAGGAGGCGGCGTTGAACTGCTGCGCAGCCCGCGGCCACTTGCCTGGGTTGTCCTCATGCTGGGCCGATGCGTAGTAGTCGATCAGGCCGCGGAACAACGTGTTGTCCAGCTGCTCGGTGACCTGCATGCGCACCGCCAGGGCGTCAGTGGCAGGCACTGCCCACCACCAGGGCGATGTCCTCGTCGGCGGCGATGTCGGCCAACGCCTCACGGATCTCCTCGGCCTGGGCACCGTTCTCGCGCAGATAGCGGGCCACCACCCGGGAGGCGGCGATCATGCCGTCGACCAGCCCGACGATGATCCCGGTCTCGCTGCGGCAGTCGCCGGGGGTGGGCTCAGACATCGCGCTCACCCCTCGGCCGGACCGGCTAGCAGGGACAGGAACTCGTCCGGATTGATGCCCTGGGCGATCAGTACCTCACGGGCGGCGGCCTCGTTCCACGGCAGGCCATGCTTCTTCGCGCAGGTCGGGCCGTAGCCCAGGGCCACCGAGACGCCGTCGGTCAGTCCGCCGCCGTGCAGCGGGCAGAAGCCGTAGGCGAACTCCAACAGCCCGGCCTCGTCAATCTTCCAGTCAGCCTGGATGACCTCGCAGCGCAGCCGGATGCCCTCGGCCTTGCGCATGTCCAGCCAGCGGCCCTTGACCAGGTTGCCGCTCACGTCCAGGCGGCGCGGTCCGCCGGTCTTGGAGTACACCGCGACTTTGAGCACCTTCTTGGGCTTGCCCCATTTCGGGGTGTCGGTGTGCTCCACGATCCGGTACAGGGTGCCGTCGGCCGGGTTGCGGTAGTAGCCGGGTTCACGGACCGGGGTCGGGCGGTCGCGCCGGGTGGCCTCGACCTGGCGGCGGGCCAGCGTCGGGATGGCGTGCAGCCGGTCCAGCACCCGCTGGAAGTCGTCCCGGTTGTCGATCTCGTACCAGGCGGCGCGGAACGGGGCGCGGCCCGCATCGTCATCGGCTTCGAAGCGCTCGTTCACCATGTCGGTGAGCAGCTTGATCTGGCCCTCGGAGAGATAGTGGTGCTTGACAGTCGTGTTCATTGTGATGGCTCCGTATCAGTAAGTAGCTTGTGCAGTAAACACTACACTGGGAAATGCTAACGTGCAAGTGCTGCACTAGGTTGTGAGTAACTCTTTCAACTTGGGGGTAGGCGCGAACATCACGAAACCCCGACCCATCATTTCCCGGGCCTTCTCCTCCTCGATCCCGTCCACGAGCCGGGCAGGCGTAACCACCTGCGCCAATTCGTAGTGCTCCAACAGTGCATAGAGCCGCAGCGCGAGATCCTGGCTGCCGATCCAGGCACCGGCAGTGATGTAGGACGGCCCGCCCAGGAACTCCCCGGGCGCGAACGTGTGATAGGCACCGGGCCCGGTAACCGCTGCCGCGAGCAGCTTGCCGAAGCCCTCCTGATCGGCGGCGTGCTCGGTGAAGCCGACCAGTACAAAGCCGACATCGACAGCCGAAGGAGGTGCCTGCTCGGCCGCAGGCATGTCGAAGATCTCGACGGCCCGCATGTTGCCGATCTGCCGGGAGTCCACCTCCGGTCCCTTGCGGTAGTCCACGGTGGCCCGGGCGATGAACTCAGCCAACCTATCGAGCGGGGAACTCATCTGCCGTCCTGCTTGAACCTCTGGTTCCAACTCTTCAGGATGTTGATCCACTCCTCGTCCGCCGGGGCCTCCCGGGCCCACCGGGCATGCCGGGCCACGATCACCGTAACCGCGGCGGTCACGATCACCAGCACGACGAACATCAGCAGCAGGGCCATCAGCGGGTTCCTCTCGGTTGCTTGTCGAGGCGGTACTGCTCGGCCCTGATCCGCAGCCGGGCCTGCGCGTGCATCGGTTCGTCGTAGCGCAGCCGGTGCTCCCGGTGTCGACGTAGATACTGGCGGAAGCTCAGCTTGCGTCGGATCGTCGGCATGTTGTGGTAGGTCTGCCAGTCCTGGTTGGTGTAGCCGCGGTAGTCGCGGTTGTCCTCGGCCCGGAAGGTGATGCCTTCGCCCAGGTGGTTGGCCCGGTGAAGCTCGCGGACCGGCACCAGGGTCGGTTCGGGCTGGTCGTCCCACTGCACCCGCGCCTTGCCGCGGGCCACGTAGGTGACGGTGCCGGTATGCACGAACGGATTGTCCTGGTCACGGCCGAACCTGGTCGCGGTGACCTCGTTCCAGAAGTAGTAGACGACCCGGGTACCGGGCCCGATCGGGCGTTTCACCAGTCTTCGTCCATCGAACCCGGCTCCGGGTCCCAGTCCTCGTCGGCTACCTCGGTGGACTGCCCGCAAGCCGAACAGGTCAGCTGGTAGGTGGTGCGGATGCTGCGCGCCGCGCCGACACCGTGGTGCTCGCTCTTGATCGGTTCCTCGGTGACGTTGACCTCGTCCTCGGTATCGACCGGGCAGTCCTCGTGGATCCAGCCGCCGCCGAAGATACCGACGCTGTAGTCCGGCCCCTCGTAGGTCCAGCCGGTGGGGGTAGTAACGGTGAGCATCAGGTGGCTCGCTTCCTGTGTGCGTTGAAGTTGACGGCGGTGACACTAGCGCATAGAGTGCAGTGACGCAAGCTCAGCGAGTATGACCCGATTTGACATTTCCGGAGTCATCGTTTACGATGGTACTCGTCGCACCAACCATTACTCTAAGGAGCCATCGAAGGTGAAAGCCACCATCCCCAGCACCAGCTGCATTACGACGACCGCGGCACACGAGATGACCTGGCATGGTCGGCGGCTGGTCAGCGGCCAGGAGGTCACCGTCATCCTGCCGCCCCGCAGCACCGGTACCCGTTGTACGTTCATCGCCCTGATGACCGGCCCCAGCGGTCGGCAGTGGGTCGACGTGATGACCATGACGGGCCGCTCCCGCAGTGTCCACCTGGACGCGATCAAGACAGTCCACAACCGGAAGGACAACTAGTCATGAGCGACGACATCGACACCCGGCGGATGAACATCGCCTCCATCGGCCTGGCCCTGGACCAACACCAGGCACACGGCCTGGTCAAGTCCTGGGCCCTGGTCGAAGGAGGCAACGATCTATGTTGGCGGGTCAAGCTGGCCGGACGGATGGCCTGGCACGACATCGAGGCGCGCGGCAAACGGGAGATCGGTCTACTGCTGGCCGGACTGACCGCCGCCGCGGAGGCCATCATCAAGGAGGTGAAATCTCATGAGCACACGTCATGACGGACCGGTCCGGCTGCGTGGTGGGAAGGTCGTCTACCCCCATCCCCGGCAAAGCGGGCTAGGTATCTTCGCGCATCCGCTGGCACCGACCGAGTCGGGTATCGGCTGCGCCGAGTGCCCGCTACCCGCGGCGCATCCCGCGCACGGCGACACGCACGCCTGCGCCTAGCTGAGGTTCAGGGGGTGGCCAGCAATGAGTAGCTGTTGACCTGGAACGTCTCGGCGAGCCCGCCAGTGGAGCAAATCTCCCAGCCGTAGGACAGGTTGGTGACGGTCGGGTTGGCGCTCATGTAGCCGTGCGCGACCAGCCAGTTCGTCATCGCCTTGATGTCGATGCTGCCACTGGACTCGTTCGCGGTGGCGTTCGAGCCGACCACCGAACCGGGCGCGGCCAGCTTCCAGGCGAAGGTGGTGCCGAAGGTGCACAGCCCCCACAGCTTGCCGGTGAAGCTGGCCACCGCCGCGTAGTCGCACGGCCCGTTGCGGGTGAAGTCGTGCTGGATCATCACCTCGTACTTGCCGTTGTCGAACCAGTTGTCATACATCGCCCAGCCACTGGTGGCCGAGTTGTGCGGCATCGTCTCGTTGAAGCTGGACGTCACGCTGACGAAGCCGGACAGCGGCACCTCGCTGTAGGGCGCGCCCACGTTCGCGAAGGTGGTCACCGAGCCGGACGGGTTGACCGGGGTGTTGCTGATGACCTCCCAGTCGCCGGGGCTGTTCGCGTTCAGCGTCTGCTTCTCGCCGCTGATCGGTGACCAGACGTTCTGGTCCACGTAGGCACAACCGCCGTTGGTGCCGCCCACGATGCCGGTGATCAGCGGGTAGCCGCAGAACGAGACACTCGACCAGGCGATGCCGCACCGGCCGGTGTAGCTGGTGGTGGTGCACAGCCAGGTGCCGCCGCCTCCGCCCGAGGTCGGCGGTGGGGTCGGGGTAGGCGTCGGGGTCGGGCAGGTGTGGTGCTTGCCGTGGCAGTTCGGCGCGGCGTCGGCCGAGGTGTTCAGGGCTGCGCAGCCACTGGCTACCAGCCCGAGGGCGGCCAATGCGGCCAGTGCGAGCAGCTTGCCTCGGTGCGGTGCGGGACGGGACATTGGGACCCTCCTCGGGGACGGCGGCCATCGCTACTTTGCGGCCCGGCAGGTTCGCACAGCAGTTACCGGCCGTACCTGCCCTGGCGTGCGCGTCCCGTTCAGATCCCCACTAGGCTCCCGGCATGATCCGCTACCACCGGGGTCTGAGCGCCGAGCTACGGCGCACCCTGCGCAAAGCCGGGATGGACCTGGACGAGGAGACCGCGCAGCGGATGCTGTCCGGGTTCGTGCTGGCCGACGGCATCCCCGCCGAGGTGTGCCAGACACATCGGGCCGAGGTGTTCGAGGCGTCCGCACGCAGGCATCTGATGCATGACTGGGAACAGGCCAACCCGGTCTCCGACCCGTTCCCGCCCGCCTTTCCGGAACGGGTATTGACCTTGGTCCGGGCCGTGGCACAGGCCCTGGAAGAGGAGAACATCCCCAAGGCGCAGGCCAAGCTGGACACTGTCACCACCCTGTGCCTGGCCGAGATGGAGTTCGATCAACCGATACGGATGTGAGCATGGCCAATCAGAACCTGTGGCTGCCCAAAGACCTGGCCGAGCGGCTGGACGACGCGGCCAAGGAGAAGGGTCTGGATCCCAAGGAGTTCGTCCGAGACCTGCTGTCTGCGGCCCTGAACGACACCATGCGGGATGGGCACCGGGAGAGCTTCGAGTTGGTCAGCGCCGAGTCGGCGCAGGCCGCTCAGGCGGTGTTGGACCTGATCACCGAGCGGGATGGCCGGATCATCTCGCACGCCTTCGACGCCGACGGGCGGATCAGTGTGCTGGCGGCGTGGCCGCAATGAAGTGGGCCTGGCAGAGCGAAGAGGACTACGAGTTCAGCGACGAGCTTCTGCACCACGTCCAGCATGTGGTGGTGACGCGGGTACCGCGGGTCGAGGCGTTGGCGGTGCTGGCGATGCTGGACCTGGACCGACGGATCGTGACCCGAACCACCACGATCCAGATGTCATGACAGAACAGAGCTTGCGCCATCGGGTTACAACCACTAGGTTGTGACTAGTCATCTACTGATCGTTACTAAGGAGCTACGCTGTAATGATCGCTGTACAGATCCAGCACGGCGACTGGGAGACCCAGCAGGACGTGGACGCCATCCAGGCGGTGCGTGATGCCGCCGACCCGTGGTGGCACCGCACGCACGGCACCAACGACACCACCACGCTCTACATCGACCCCGCGGGCCTGGACCCGGTGCTGGACGAGATCGCGAACCGGCGGCGGTCCTGGTGGCGGGTTGAGACCTGGGTTGTCTGATGGGCCGCAAGTACCAAGTGTGGCATATCTTCTCCGACCCGGAGGGATTCCCCATCGTGAGCCAGTACAAGGTGCTCACCGAGCAGGGCGCGTTCACCTTGACCCGCGGTTATCATGCGCAGGGCGCGACGCTCGACTGGATGCTGGTCGGCCCGCCCGGGTTGGACGTGCAACAGGTGTTCAACACCAAGACCGCGGCACTGGCCCACCTGGACCAGCTGCTACCTGATTGATGATGTGGTCCTTCGGTGACCCGTTCACCTGCGCCGGATGCGACAGACAGGATTCCGGCCCGATGGCCTACAACCGAGCGTTGCAGCCGATCTGCCTGGAATGCGCCGGGTCCGAGCACGACAAGGACCGGCGCATCGCCGCCACCCAGGTCGGCGACCACTGGGTGAGCACCGTGTTCCTGGTCAACGACCACAACTTCGGCGGCGAGGGGCCGCCAGTGCTCTGGGAGACGATGGTCTTCGACCCCGAGGGCCACGGTGCCCAGTCCCAGCGTTACATCAGCGAGATCCAGGCATTGGCCGGACACGACCAGATCGTCGCCATGGTGCGCGAGGAGTCGGTGAGCCGGACCCCCAAGACGGGTCGTCCCGGCGGGCAAGAAGGGTGAACTCCAAGAACCCGCCGGGGCGACCGCCCGAACCTAACACCGCCCCCGCAATCACTGCGGGGGCGATGTCTTCCTTGGCAACTATTTCCTCGTCACTTAGCGGTCATCCGGTGGAGTAACCAGACAACGGCCAGCGCACCGACTGCGGTGGCCACGAACACCAGCGTGCTGGTCAGGTCGGTGCCGCCGTCCAGGCCGTAATGGATGATCGGCAACGCACTGCCCAGCCAGAGCACCACGAACACGATGGTCAGTCGCGTGTTCATGATCAGTTCCAGTAGTAGGAGATGACGCCGCCGACGCAGCCGATCCCGGCCAGCACCATGATCCCGACCGGGCCCGCCGAGTCACCGACCACCACCGCCCCGGCCCATTTGCCAGTACCGCCGATCAACGCGCCGACCGTGCATTTGCGGAACACGTGGTTCTGGGTCAGGTTCACCACGTGGTCCCATAGATCGCTGAAGGACTGACCGTCGTCGTAGAACGGGTTCGCGCAGTGGTGCCCGTGCAGGTCCAGGTTCGTGTTGTAGAAGAACTGGTCGCAGATCAGGTACGGCAACCCCGCGCTGTAACACCACTTGGCGAAGTAGTGGATGGCCCAGTCGCAGCTTGGCCCACCGGCATCCGGGTCCGACTGCAACTGGGTGGCGAGTACCCCGCCCGGGTTGTGGTACTGCAGCACCTGGATCGCCCGCCCGCCGTTCAGGCAGGAGTAGACGTGCTTCATCGAGGCCACGTCCGGGCCGAACACATCGCTGTTGTGGCACCCGGCGGGCAGTGCATCGGCGTGCGCAGGGGCGGCGAGCACACTCACCCCCAGAATCAGTAGCAGTAGTAGTCGACGCAGCAGAACAGCATGCATTGTGCTCACCCTTCTTGTGCTCACCCTTCTTCACGCAGCGCGGCTGCGCCGCGTGTCCGGCAGTGTCCCGCTCGCCCGAGTAGTCCACAAGAGGCAAAGATGACCCAGGTCATAAACAAAGCTATCGCCACAGGGCTTGCACCATCGGGTTGCGACCATTATGGTGGAACCCATCAACTTACTTCATCGCTACTCAGGAGAGCCACCCATGAGCAACCAGGGAATGGGCCGTGTCGCTGCGTTGGTGCAGCCGGTCTGTCTTGCCTGCGACAAGCCGGTCTACCATGCCGCCAAGTCGCACACCCACTACACGCACCGTGACCCGGCCGCTGCCGCGGGCTGCGCCATCCGGCGGGTCGAGAAGATCCGCATGCACGTCATCCGCTACCGGGACGAGTCATGAGCGCGGTCATCGAGGACTACACCGACTCCAACTTCGTCCGCGACGAGCTAGAGGTGCTGGGGCTGCTCAGCGAGGTCGGCCAGCGGGTCACGCACGGCGTGGACAAGCTGCACTGCGACATGCACATCTGCTGCACCCCGGACAACGACGGCATCGGCCTGTTGAGCGGACTGCCGGTGGACGGCGACGTGGGCTACGTCGGGTTCTACACGGTGCAGACCCGGATCAGCGCGCAGCGCAGCTACGTCTGCGAGGACTGCTACGACTGGCTGTTCGACTTCGCCACTGCCTACATCAAGGCCCAGAGATCAGCCCGGAAATCGAGAGGAAGCACCACATGACCAACCCACGCCCATGTGATGGAGCACCGTGGCCGCACGCCAGCCAGCCTGGCCGTCTGCACTTCATGAAGGACGGTCGTCGCCGTTACGTGGACCCCAGCGGTCGGTATGCCGACCCGGTCCTGTACCGGCGCATCTGGCAGGAGTTCGTGCAGTCCACCCGGAGACCACAGAGAGGAGGGAGCGCATGAGCAAAGCGAATGAGGGCACCAGCTACGAGGACTTGGTGGTCTTGACGGCCTGGATGGCGCGTAACGGCTACGACGCCGAAGACGTGGCCTACGCCGTGGAGAAGCCACACAAGTACACCGACGAGTTGGCCCAGGCCAAGGCCGAGCTTGCCAATGCAGCCGAAGTCAAGGCCCCGTAACACGACAGTGCCGCCCTGCACGGCCACGATGCCTCAGGGAGCCCCGAACGGCTTCGAGTGCTAGTGGACAGGCCTGAGGGATGCGCGGCTGGGCGCGCTCCCCACCTCTACTGACCGAGGAGATACCCCATGAGCAAGTTCTGGACGACCGACCCGACCGACCCGGAGGCACCAGTGGTGCTTGCCGAGTACAACGGGCTGCGACCCGGCATGCACGTCCGCTACCAGAACCCGGCCTGGCAACAGCCGGACGGCAGCTACCGGACCGGCGGGATGGATCCGCCGTTGGTGATCAGCGAGCTTGTCCGCTTCAGCGAGTACACCGAGGACGGCGGGGGCTACGTCACCGCGGTCATCAATGACGGCGAGTGGGAAGTCAGCGCCGACAACCTGGTGCCCGACCCGGAGCAATCATGAGGTGCTGGCTGCTTGGGCACCGTCTCGTTGACACCTGGCAGGCGGTGGACGTCAACGGTCGTCTCGTCCTGGTGCAGACGGTCTGCCGCCGATGCCGACAACGCTTCACGAGCGGCTCGCCCACCGCCGACGGCCAATGGCTGCATGTACACATCAGCGACAACCTGGTGCCTGAGCCTGAGGCCACAGCATGAGTTGGATTCGGGCAGAGGTGCTGAAGTGTCCGGCGACTGCCGATACGCAGGTCGATCCGCCGACCGAGATGGTCCACGCCGCGCCGACCTGGATGGAGCCGCGCAGTGACCCGGCGGATTACCGGAGCAAGGCGCACGCCATGTTGGATGCGCTCTTCGATCAGGATGAGCGGGTCCGTGGCGGGCACTTCTTCCGGATCGAGATGCACCTATGACCCAGCCCACAACAAAGCTAACGCCATAGGGCTTGCACCGCTGACTTTGAGGTCGCTAGTGTTCTACGCATCAGATCCGGTCAACGCAGGAAGCGCTTGACACGTCTGCTACGATTGATTCATACAGTCACATTGCTACTCGTCAGAAAGCGAGCCACCACAATGAGCGAGAAGTACCTGGAGCTGATCGGGAAACTGCTGCGGCAGGCCGAGGCAGCAGGCACCGAGGACGAGGCCGCCACCTTCATGGCCAAGGCCCAGGCGTTGGCCGTCACCAACGCGATCGACCTGGAACGGGCCCGTCAGCACGTGGCCGACAAGAGCAAGCGGCAGGTTCCCACGCACCGCCGGATCGTGATCGGTGAGCGCGGCAAGAAGCTGCTGTTCACCTACGTCGAACTGTTCCACCAGATCGCCCAGGCGAACGACATCAAGATCAACATCGCGCACAACTCCACCTCCGTCAACGCCTTCGGTTTCGACTCCGACATCGCCATGTGCGAGGCCCTCTACGCCTCCCTGGTCATCCAGATGGTGCGGGCGTGCGATGAGTACCTGCGCAGCGGTGAGTACAAGCAGGAGAAGGTCTGGCGCAGCGGCCGCTACAAGGCGACCGGCGAGCGCCGTTACTCCTCTTGGGAGGGCCGCTACGTCCGCGACCGAGAGTGGGTGGACGGCGACTACGTGTCGGTCAGCAGCATCACCGCGCGCAAGTCCTTCCAGGAGGCGTTCGCGATCAAGGTCGGCACCCGGCTGCGGCTGGCCCGCAACCAGGCCATCCAAGCCGCCGAGGAAGCCCGCCAGGACGCCCTGAGCGAGGCCGTGCTCACCGCCGAGGCTGCGATGACCGACCTGTCTCCCGAGTCGACCAGCACCGAATTGGTGCTGCGCGCCAAGGAGGTCGAGGTCGCCGACTACTACAAGCAGCACTCCCGGGCCCGTGGCAGCTACCGCGGCGGACGCTCTTCCACCGGTCGCTCCGACCACGCCAGTGCCGCCGGTCGCACCGCGGGCGCGAGTGCCCGACTGGGCGGCGAGCGGGCCATCGGCGGGTCTCGGCCCGGGCTCACGTCATGAGCCGCGATGCGCAGCGCGGCAAGCTGTACGCCGCGGAGCAGCAGCTGCGTCAGCTGCTGGACAACGCGAACCAGCACGGGCTCGCGCTTCTGCACGTGGCCGGGTCCAGCATCCCGGTGCCCATCGAGCGCAAGTTCGGGGACCTGGACGCCGTGCAGCGCTACGTGGATGTCGTGCTGGCCCGCTGGGCCCGCAAGTACGGGGTGAGCCCGCAGGTGGCCGTACGGGCCCGTCAAGGCCTTGCCCAGGCGCACTACGAGCCTGACACCCAGACCATCGCCATCCCGCCGCACGAGTCCTGGGACCGGTCCTGGGCGATGCGTGAGCTTGTCGTGCTGCACGAGGTGGCCCATCACCTGACCCGCACCGAGGAAAGCCACGGGCCGCGGTTCGTGGCCGTCTTCGAGGAGATCATCGGCGAGTTCATGGGGCCGGACGCCGGGTTCCTGTTCCGGGTGCTCTGCCACGACGCGGGCGCACGGGCGGCGGCGACGGCATGAGCCAGTACCGAGTGGACGCGGTGACCCACATCACAACAAAGCTAACGCCATAGGCCTTGCACCAATGGGTTGCAACGATTACGATGGAACCCATCAACTACTCACTGCTACAAGGAGCCACCATGAACAAGAGCGAGATGAAGGTCGGCGAGGTCTACGCCGTCGGCCGAGCAAACAAGTACGCCTTGAACCACTACCCGGCCAGGCTGGTCAGCCTGGACACCTGGACGTCCACCAGCCATGGCACCCGCCGCTACACCGGCCGCAAGCCCTACAGCGCCTACCGGCACGGCTACGTGTTCCTCTCCCCGCAGAATGTCAGCTGGACCGAGAAGGACAAGGCTGCCGATCTGCTCGCCGCCGTCGACCTGGCCAGCATCACCGACGAGGACATCGTGGCCCGCATCATCACCCGCGATGTGCCCGGGTTCGGCACTGTCAAGCTGAGTCTGGAATTTCGGACCGGTGCCGAGGTGGCCGAGCTATGGACCACTCACGCCGTACGCAAGGCAGAGGTTGCGCATGCCTCTGCGGTCCATGAGGCCCGGATGGAGGCGTACCGGCAGCAGCTTGCCGAGCAGCGTCGTGCGCTCATCCCATTGGCCCAGGCCCGCGGTCTGGACAGCCTGGTACGCAAGCTGGACCCCGCCCTGCGCAAGGACCGGGTCGAGATCACCCTGGACGAGTTGGCCATCCTGTTGGATTCGTGACCCACATCACAACAAAGCTAACGCCCTAGGGCTTGCATCACTGGGTTGCAACCATTACGGTTGTACTCATCAGCTACTAACCACTGTTACAAGGAGCCACCAAATGAGCTACGCATGGATCATCGACAAGGATCACCTGGCCGAGGGCCCGGACGACCACAGCGCCGCGGGCGTGATGGGCCCCAGAGAGGCCCCGGACGAGTTGTGCGCGGTGCTCAACGGCAACAAGCCGTTGCCCGCGGATGCGGTGATCTACCGCTTCTCGATGTACGACGATGACGGCATCCGCTACGTCACCGGCCGAATGATCACCGACGAGGGCCAGACCGAGGACGCCTGCTACGCCCCGCTGGGCGACTACGGCGCAGGCGGGATGGGCTGCGTGCTGGTCAAGTACCGCGGCCACCCGGAGATGGACTGCGGCTGAGAGCTTGCGGGCGGGGCTGTTTGTGGTGGGCAGCCCTGCCCGCTTCCCCTGTGTCCCACACCACAACAAAGCTAATGCCATATAGCTTGCGCCCCTGGGTTACGACAGGTAGCGTGAGCACCAGTCAGTTACGACAACCCAAGGAGCTACCACCATGACCACCCGCAACCTCACCAGGCTGATTGCTTCAGCCATCCAGCGGCGCGACGAGCACCGCCAGTGGCTCGAAGACCACGGCGGCCACCTGCCCGGTTACATCGCCAACTACGGCAGCAAGAACGATGAAGACCACTACGGCAATGGTGGCGAGGCCATCTACGCCGCCGACAAGGCCGCACTGGACAAGGCCGAGCAGGAGCTACGCACCCTGCTGGACAAGAACCAAGTCACCGGCTACCGAGCAGGTGAACTGCTCGCCCGCCAGGTCCGCGTCGAGGGCTACGCCCGTGACTTGGTGACTATGGCTGCGCCGCTGGCCCAAGCCATCCACGACAACGACTTCGCTCAGATCAAGCAGTTGATGGACGCCATCGGGGACGACCTGCGGCTCATCAACGGCTGGGTCGTCGCGGCGACGGCCTGAGGGGGCAGCCATGAACCCGTCCAATGATGCTGCTGCTGAGGCACTGGCGGTACTGACCGGCTTCGACCGCCAGCGCGGCGGCTGGTTGTGCCCGGTCACCATCAGCGTGGCTATCGAGCAAGGTCAGAACCAGGCCGAGGCCATCGACAAGGTGCTGGCCGCGCTGCGGTTGCTGGGCATCTCGGCCCAGGCCTCGAACGCCAGCGATGCCTGGATGCCGTCATGAGCGCCGTGCCGGACACCTTCCGCACCCGGGTCGCGGCGCTGGCCGAGACACACACCGCCAGCGGCTACAAGTTCGCCCGGATGAGTGGTGACCAGTGGGGCATCCTGCGTACCCTGGCCAGTCACCACGGCTGGTCCAACGGCGGCGGCTGGTCATGGAGCGGGCCGCGCACCACCGAGCGGCTGCTGGACTCACTGGTCAAGCGTGGCCTGGCGGTCCGCGAGGAGGTCTCGCTGGACGGCCACCGGACCCATGTCCGGTACACCGCCGACCCGACGGTGCAGGCAGTCTGGGACGAGATGAAGGCCGAGCAGGATGCCGCCAACGCGGCCCGCTGGGCCCAGAAGGACGCCGAGCGGCAGGCCGCGGAGCAGAAGGCCAGGGCCGAGCGGGAGGCCACCGCGACGTTGATCGCCAACCACTGGGCCGAGTACGAGGGGCTGGTGGCCGACTTCCTGCTGTACCACCAGAGCAAGTGACGCAGGCCACAACAGAGTTTGCGCCGTAGGGGTTGCGCCCTTGGGTTGCAACCCTTACGGTGGAACACATCAGTTACTCACCACCACTACTTCAGGAGTTACCACCATGAACGACAACCAGGAACTGTCGATCAACTTCAGCGCGATACGCCGCATCAGCGAAGCGGTCGAGGCCGAGAACCAGGTCCGCCGCGACCAGGAGCAGGCCCGCGTCGAGCAGGCCAAGGCCGCACTCCAACGGATCGGCGCACCGTCCGTCTTCCTGCTGCTCAAAGGCGAGGTCAGCCGCCGCCACAAGGCCGAGACCCGCCGCCCGTCCAACGCCAACATCGCCGCCGCCGACGGGCGTGGCCAGATGGACGGCTTCGTCGCCGCCCTGGCGCTCGCCACCGGCCTGGGCATCGTGCAGACCTACGACCTGCTCAACGAGCTTGTCGAGGGCCTGGACTGGCGTGATGCGCGGTGGCAGATGATCCACCAGCCGCTGGCCGCGCCGTCCGCGGTGCGCAGCTTCTGACCCCACAGACCGGCTGCCGCCCCGTAGAGCGTGGGGCACCCTGCGTCTTGACATGGCGCGCAGGCCACGTTCGGCCGTACGGGCGGGGCGGCAGCCCCCAAACTTCAGGTGACCCAGGTCACAACAAAGATATCACCACATGGCTTGCGCCACTGGGTTTGAACCAGTAGCGTTAGCTCCGTCAACTTCTACTCACTGCTACTGAGGAGCCACCATCATGAGCACACCCGCTCTGATCGCCGAACACTTCGGCACCGACACCGCACCGGTCCTAGTGCAGTCCTTCGTCCCCCGCCAGGGCTGGCAGGAGCACAACCGTCGCCAGTCGCTGACCTGGGACGCGGTACGCAACCTGCGCCGCCGCGGCGTGACCGCAGTCGCGGTCGCGATCCCGAGCGCGCCCAACCAGGTCGCCGACTTCACCATCACCGAGTTGGTCAAGCACGCCGACCGGCCGCTGTTCGGTGGACGGGTGATCTGAGATGGCCATCCGTCGAGTGCCCGCCGAGGGCCGGACCTGCACCGTCATCGTCGGTGCCCAGGGCGAACGCTGCGGCAAGCCCGCCACGTTGGCCTTTGCCCGTGAGGGCGGCACCGTCTACGCCGAGTGCGCCGAGCACGCGCAGCCGTTGCCCACCCCGAGCACGCCCACCGTGGCCCCCAGCCGCACCGTGACCCTGGTCGCGCCCAGCGGGGCCACCGTGCGCACCGCGCGCTCGAACCGGTACTTCGTGGTGGCCTACAACCCCACGCACGCCCACGTCATCAAGCGCACCGCGTCGTTGGAGACCGCGCGCAAGGCCCGCAAGCCTGGGATGGCGATCATCGAGGTGCTGCCCGACAACCGGCAGCGGTACCTGTGACGCAGCCCACAACAGAGATTACGCCGTAGGGCTTGCGCCATCGGCTTTCGACCACTAGCGTTAGCACCGTCAACTTCTACTCACTCGCTACTGAGGAGCCACCACCATGACCAGCACCAAGACCAAGTTCGACGCCTACGAGGCCGTCACCGCCACCATCATCAAGGCCCTGGAAGCGGGTACCGTGCCCTGGCGCAAGCCGTGGGGCGCGTCCGGCACGCTGCCGCTGAGCCTGTCCACGAAGAAGGCCTACCGCGGCATCAACCCGCTGCTGCTGAGCCTCTCTGCGCTAGAGGGCGGCTACACCTCGCCGTGGTGGGGCACCTACAAGCGCATCTCCGAGATGGGCGGTCAGGTCCGCAAGGGCGAGAAGTCGACCATGGTGACGCTCTGGAAGCGGATCAAGATCACCGAGACGGACGAGGTGACCGGCGAGAAGAAGCCCAAGATCATCTTCATGCTGCGGGTCTACTCCGTCTTCAACGCCGAGCAGGCCGACTGGGCCGAGGGCAAGGAGCCGGTGAACCCGGCGACCAGCCGTACCCAGCATGACCCGATCGAGGCCGCGGAGGCGATCGTGGCGGGCTATCCGGACGCGCCGCGGATCACCCGGACCGCCTCCGACCAGGCCTTCTACGTGCCTACCACCGATGAGATCACCGTCCCGGAGATCGGCCAGTACGCGCACGCCGAGGAGTTCTACTCGACGTTGTTCCACGAGATGGGGCACTCCACCGGCCACCCGTCCCGGCTGGACCGGCCCAACATCACCAGCTTTAGTCACTTCGGCGACGAGAAGTACTCGAAGGAGGAACTCTGCGCGGAGATGACCGCCGCGTTCCTGTGCGCCCAGGCGGGCATCGAGACCACCCTGGACAACTCAGCGGCCTACCTGGCCAGCTGGCTGCGGGTCCTGAAGGCCGACCACAAGCTCATCGTGCAGGCCGCGGCGCAGGCCCAGAAGGCCGCAGAGCACGTGCTGGGCATCGCCGCCTACACCGAGGAGGAGGTGAGCGCAGACGCGGCCTGAGGGCCGTTGTGGGGGCCCGGGATACCGGGTGCTCATCCAAACCTGGGCCCCCATCCAGACACTGTGGCGCAGCCCACAACAGAGATATGCCCACATGGGTTGCACCATCGGGTTACGACGACTAACGTTGGCACCGTCAACTACTGCACCAGCTACTAGGAGCCACGTTATGAGCATCACCTGCGGAGAATGCACCGCCTCCCTCGGCCGCGCGCTGGGCTGCCAGGTCAAGCACGACACGATCGCCGAGGTGCGTGACTGCTTCGAGCGCAAGTACCGCTTCGAGGCCACCCACGGCAAGGCGATCGGTACCTGCTCGTGGTGGGTCGAGATCCCCACCGCCTCGCTGCACTCGCCCGAGGAGGAGTGGTACCCGGACAGCCCTGCGGACGTGTACACCACCGTCGACTGTGGGGCCCCCATGCACGCCCTGAACGGGTCCCTGGACGAGGGCTGGACCTGCCGCGCAGGCCATGAGCACCTGGCCTACGGCTCGCCCGCCCAGCAGGCGCAGGAGCGCCTGGAAGCGATGGTCGAGGACTTTGCCGCCCGGGACCCGCAGACCGCCGCCCGTCTGGACGCCGGGGAGACCTGGGCGCAGATCGCAGGCATCGCCTGAGCCTGTGTGACGCAGACCACAACAAACTTTACGCCGTAGGGTTGCGGTAATCCAGCCGCAACCGTTATGGTGAAACCGTCAACATTTACTCACTGATACGAGGAGCCATCATGACCACCACCCACAACGTCAAGGTCACCTTCATCACCGCCGACGGCGACCAGTCCCAGGTGAACCTGGACCTCACCGGGGCCGAGCGCGACGCCTGGCTGAACACTCCCGCTGCCACGCTGGCGGCGCTGGGGGTCAGCACGCTGGCCTACAACATCACGGTGGGCGAGAGCTACACCTTCCGCAACGTGCGCGCCGAGGTCACCGAGACCGAGCGTCTGGCGGGCTCCCGCTGGGGCACCGCCCGATGAGCGCGGTCACCAAGCGGCAGGCCGAGCAGGTACTGGCCGCGGTGCGTCGCACCTTCGCCGGGTACTGCGACCCGGAGCGGCCCGAGGCGGGTCCCACGCTGGTCATGGACGCCGACCTGGGCTGGGGCCCCCGGCCCACCATCCTGTGGGAGGAGGGCCCCTACGAGTGGACCTTCCGGTTCCCCGGTGGCGGTGTGGACGAGGAACTCACCATCATGATGCAGGAGTTCAAGCCGGGTGCTATCGCGCACACCAAGCCCGCGCAGCTGCCGGTGGGGGTGCGCACCGAGGCGACCACCTCCTACGCACTGGCCCTCTACCGGGAGGACTCCTGATCATGAGCAAGCAGCCCCAGACCAAGATCATCAAGGTGCAGGAGGTGCGCCGCAGCAATGCGGCCACCCCGCACCGCAACCGCAAGCGCTACCACCGGCCCTCCGCGGGCCGGGTGCTGCGTGAGGAGTCTCGATGAGCACCACCCACATCCCGCGCCGCACCGGTCGGTACCTGGCCGAGGAGCTTGACGTGGTGTGCCTGTACTGCGGTCAGGTGCTGTTCCAGTTTCCCGCCGATGACGGCTGGCTGTACTGGGAGGACGGTTCGCCCGAGGGGGACCCGCGGGACTGCCCGGACAAGGAACCGCTGCTGCTGGGCCCCCGGGCCGATGAGCGGCACGAGCCGGTGCTACGTGCGCAGGTGCCCTCATGAGGGAGCTACTCGCGCTGTGGAGCATCGCGCTGCTGGGTGTCAGGTCGCGGCACTACCCCCGCGTCGAGGCCCCCACCGAGCGGTGACCCAGGTCACAACAAACTTTGGGACCCAGGAAGTGGACACCCCGGAAACGGTGTGCCTATAATGGGACCATCACTTACTCACTCTTACTGGGAGCCACCACCATGACCACCATCGAGCGCAACGACATCCACCGGCCTTCGGCCCCGGAATTCGACCCGGCTGCCTACAGCCTGGCGGGCGTGTTCGACCTGAACCCGGACTACCCGAACCCGACCTCGGTCGCCTACCGGCTCAAGTTGATCAACGACCTGATCGCGCGTGGTTTCCGCTGCGGGGCCCACGGGATGGGCCAGTGCGGGCACTGCGGGGCCTACATCCGCTACGCGGCGCTGATGGTCCGCGAGGACGCCAAGCAGTGGATCTGGATCGGCGAGACCTGCCTGGACGGCCGGTTCGCGATGAGCAAGCCCGAGTTCGACAAGCTCCGCAAGCAGGCCGCGTTGGACCGGGCCCGCCAGGCCAAGCTGTCCGCGTTCCGGGTCCTCTGCGAGGAGCACCCCGCGATGGCCTACGCCACCTACTCGCACAACATCGAGATCGGCATGGAGCAGGAGTCCCACGACCTGGCTCGCGCCGGGTCCCTGCGTCCGGTGCGGGACTCCCGGCTCGCGGCCGACGACTACGTGCTCGCCTCCGGGCTGACCTGGGGCCTGCACACGATGGCCGACATCGCCGCCAAGTCCCGCAAGTACGGGGAGGCCTCGGACAAGCAGATCGCGCTGGTGGCGCGGATCGTGGCCGAGCAGGAGTCCAAGTGGGACTCCTACCTGGACCGGATGACGGTCAAGGCCGACGAGGCTCCCGCGGCGACGCTTCAGGTCACCGGCAAGCGTCAGGTCATCGAGGGCACCATCATCTCCCGCAAAGAGGTGGAGGACCCGTACAGCTACCACGGCGGGACCACCTGGAAGATGCTTGTCGAGCTTGCCGACGGGACCCGGGTGTACGGCACGGAGCCCTCAGCGTTCGAGACCAGCAAGGGCGACAAGGTTCGTTTCGCCGCCGCGGTGAAGGTCTCCGATAAGGACCCGAGCTTCGGCTTCTACTCCCGCCCGACCCAGTTCGAGATCACCGAGCGGACCCCGGAAGCGGCCTGAGGCTCACCCGCAGGGCCCCCTCCGGGGGCCTTGCGGCACCACCCACCATCAACATCAACTACTGACAGGAGTTACTGATCATGACCAATAACGACACCGACCGGGCGAGCCGGTACGCCGAGGGAACCCGCGGCATGTTCAACGGCGTGCAGGTGGATGTGCTGGGCGAGTTGGCCCCGACGGTGCTGGTTGAGGCCCGCACCTGGGTGGTACGCACCGCCGACGGGTCCCAGCACTGGACCACCGTGGACCCGTTCGCGGTCAGCTGCGGCCCCCTGCCGGAGCCGCAGGACTCCCCGATCGCGCCGGTCGCGTTGCCGCAGTATCTGTGGCAGAGCGTCGAGGACACTCTGAACCGGGTCCTCGCGGAGGGCACCGCCGACGGGGCCACCACGATGGATCTGCGGCTGGTGGTCGCGGTGCTGCGCGGTGAGGTACCGGACTTCTCCTGGCTGCTGGCCCAGTAGGCCCCGTAACCACCCCCGCCTGAACCTTGCCAATTGCACAGCGAGAGACACCCCCCGGCGCGGCCCTGAACGGGTCCCTGCCGGATCCGGCGTCCAGGGACCCCACCCCGGGTAGTTCGTTGTCCCACACCTCACCAGGGCCCCAGCAAGAGAGCAGCTGGCGAGGACGGGAGCACCCCCCGGCCACAGGCCCCGCAGGCGGGCGGCCCCCGCAGGGACCGGCAACGAGGGGACCCGAAACGGAACGGCCCCCGCGGGGACCCCGGCACGGTAGCAGCAGCCACCACCGGCCACCACCGGGCTGTTAGGAACCCCCCAAGTGATCAATGGATACCGACCAACCGCCCGTGTTTGCTGGGGTACATGCCTTTATACCCGGCCATTCCGCCCCACTCCGACCCCCCAGCGACCCCCCTCATCCCTACCCAGAGGCACTCCGCTCCCCACTTGGCCTGTTTCACGCCCGCGCGAGGCAGCCGCCGACCACCCCCCAGAACCCCCGCTGTTGGATCTTGACCCTCCGGTTAGCGCCCCGACCCGTCCACCCCAGCAATCACCGGGGGCAGAGCCGTCCGACAGCCGCTCCCCAACCCCCAGGCGACCTGGCAGCGAATCAAGATCCACCTCCGGTTAGCACTGTTGATCACACGTCCGAAACCCGCTAAAGCTGCGGAATCAGTTGTGCCCAGCTGAGAAGACGCTTTGAAGCCTTCAACCATAATGGTGTAGCTGTATATCACCTGTGAACAACGAAATCCGTCGTCAAACCCACTCCCATACACCGGCCTCGACCAGTGGTCCAGGGTCAGCGGCCAGTGGATCATGGCAGACGGCCTGATCAGGGCAGGTCAGGCCGACCAGGCACGGTGCGCCGGACCGACCAGCGACAGCCTGAACGGCCCGCAGCCGCCACGGCCTACCCGAGCCGCGACCACGCCGCCCCAGCCTGCCAACGGCCAGCCTGGCCCCGGCACGGCCCGCCCCGGCGCAAGCGCCCCCACCCCGCCGCCCTGCCTGCCTGGGGCTGCCCGCCCGCGAAGGGGTAGAGGGCAACGCCACCGAGCAGGGGAGCAGGGCCGTGACCGACACCGACCTGAGTGAGGCGCAGTGCCTGGCGCTGGCCGCCGCCGCCCACGACTACCCCGCCCAGGCGCACTGGACCGCAGCGGCAGAGGCGGCCCGCACCGCCCGGATGGCAGCCCACGACGCCGCCCGCGCCCTGGACCTGACCCACATCCCCGCCGCCGTCGTCCCCGGGCACGTGCACGAACACCACACCGCGGCCACCGACTGGTTGACCGAGGTGGCCGACGCGGGCTGGCACACCAGCAGCCAGGCCGAGGCCGAACACGCCCTGATCGCCACCGCAGTGGCCTGGTTCGACCGGGTGCCGGACGTGGTCAAGGCCGACCCGGACGAGTACGCCGTCCAAGCGCACGGGCTGGCCCGCCGCCAGGCCTCCACCCACGGCCAGTGGGCCGAGCACGCGCAGGCGGCGTTCCTGTCCGAGGCCGACCGGTTACGGGCCAGGTGGGCACGAACGGCGGCAGCGGCAGCGGTGGAGCTACTGCCCGAGCTTGCCGGTGGGGCAGAGGCAGGCGGGGCAGAGGCAGGCGGCGGGTTGGGCGGCATGCCCAAGCTGCCTGGCATGCCCGGCGGCGGGGAAGGGCACAAGTCCACCCTGCCTGCCGGGGGGCCGATCAGCAGCCTGGACCAGGACAGCAAGGCCCAGGTGGACCGGGCCCTGTCCGGGCAGGCCGCCGCCAGGCCCGCGGGCACCGACGCGAGCGGCCAACCCGAGCCGGGCACGGCAGGGCAGGGCGAGGACCTGGACGACATGGCCCCGGTCACCGGGCGCAGGCAGGCCGCCCTGCACGCCACCGGGGCGAACCTGGAAGAGCGGCTGCGGGCCTTGCGCAGCGAGCCCGAGCCCGAGCCGTCCCACGGCAGCCAGGTGCAGCACCGGGTCAACCCGGCCTTGCAGCAGATGCAGCACGCCATCAACCCGCACCTGCCACCGCCCACCCCGGCCCCGTCTGAACAGCACGTCCCGACCCGGGCGCAGAACACCCCGACCCTGGCCCCCAACCCGATCATCCCGTCCGGGCAGCAGGGCAGCTGGGATCTGTCCACCAACCCGCCGACCCTGACCCCGCCACCCAGCCCACCAGGCGACGGCGGAGGCGGCACGACCACACCACCGGGCGGCAAGCAGCCACCTGGCGGCAAGGGCGGACAGGACAAGGGCGGGCAGGGCGGCAAGGACAAGGGCGGGCAGGACGGCGGCATGTCCCAGGCCGAACACGAGGAGATCGAACGCAACCAGGCCGCCCGGGAAGCCGAACGCAACCGCTTCTACAAGGAGCAGCTGCCCGGGCACACCGTGTGGGGGCCGTTGTGGGCGGGCACCGACACGTCCGGGCTGGAAGGCTTGACCCAGGCGCACGTGCAACGCCAGCTGTCCGGCGGCGGCACCCGGCTTGCCGTGTTGGGCCACCTGGGCCCTGGCCACGACCCGCACCTGGACAACGCCGACCCGGGTCTGCCCAACACGGACCTGTCCGCCTTGTTGGCCGGGTTCGACGTCACCGCGGCCCAAGTGCCCGACGCGGGCCGGGATGAGGCGCTGGTCGAGAACATCTTCGGTGACGACCCGTACGACGACTACGCCCGCGACTACGCCGCCCAGGCCCGGCACCCGGCCACCGCGGTGCTTGACCCGGCCACCGACTCCAACCGCGCGCCCGCCCTGCAGGAGTTGCAGGGCTTCACCGGCTATGACGGGGCGTCCGTGGTCGACCCGAACGACCCCGGCCTCGGTGCCTCCGACCCCACCACCGAGGACAACGGCGCAGGTCACCGGCCGGTCTCCGATGCGGCCTCCGGGGGCAGGGCAGGCTTCCCGGTCGGCGCGGCCTACCACGACAACGAACCAGACGGCATCACCCACACCGCGAAGGAGCACACCATGACCGAGCACGCCCAGTGCCCGACCTGCGGCGGCCTCGGCAAGGTTGCCGTCCGCACCTTGGCCTACAGCGGGCTTCCGCAGATCGACCAGATCGTCAACGCCGACGACTCCCCCGGTGTCACCCCCGCGCCGGGCCAGTCCGCCCCGTACCCGCCCGACGTCGCGTTCCCGATCGTCGGCTGGGGGCCGGACGCGGTCCAGAACACCGTCAACGAGGCCGAGCAGCAGATCCAGGCCCGCCCGCAGGGCCGTCCCGGCGCACCCGGCGGTGGTGGCGGGGCAGGCGGCAGTGTGGCCGCCTCCCGGACCGGCGGGCGGGACAACTCCGGTTGGGTCGGGGACATGGGCGGGCGCGGCATCGACTACCCCGGTGAGTCCGCCCCGAGCGGCTACGACGGGTCGACCAACCTGGGCCAACCCAACCCGGTCTACAACTACGGCGGCGACGAACCCAACGCCCCGCACCTGCCCTACGGGCATCAGGAGGCGCTCGACTACACCAACAACCCCGGCCAGAACTGGCAACCCGGCCAACCCACCCAGGACGACGAAGGTGCGTCCGAGTCCGGCCCCCGGTTGACCACCTCCGGGTCGAGTGACCCGTTCATCGCCGCCGCCCAGGAGGAGATCGTCCGGCAGCAGCGGTTGATCGCCACCCGCAACCGGATGCTTACCCGGCAATGAGCATCGACTACCGGGCGGCACTACGAGCCATGGCGGACCTGGACCCGGACGCCCAGGTGCATCACGAGGTGCCCTGGCCGACCCGCCGCCCGGTCATCAGTCAACCACCGCCCCAGACCGACGGCCTGGACCCGGCCGCACCCGGCGGGCCCGCCCCGTACAACTCCGCACAAGGCCCGTACGGCGTCCCGGTCACCGAGGATCCGATGCTGGACCGGCCCATCCACCCCGGCCAGCCGGTGCCGCACCAGCAAGGCCCCGACGTGGATACGACGACACTGAGGTGATCTCGGATGCCTGTGAATGAACTCGCCTTCACCGCGATGTGGTCTGAGGCGAACACCGACGTCGTCGCCCGCCAACACCACGAAGCGGTCATCGCGGCCCGGGTGGCGCTTTCCGGGTGTTGGCCGTTCCTGGCCGCCGCGGGCAGCGAGGAGGAGTTCGGGCACCGGTTGGACCTCGTCCTGCCGGATGTGGTCGCCAAGGTCGCCCCGGACGCCTTGGACGATGTGTTGGCCCGATTGCGGGAGGACTACCGCACCTTGTCGGCCGAACGTGCCGCACAGGCCGCGGTGGGCCGTACCGCAGCGTTGCGCGTCACCGCGGCCCGGTCCCCCGCCGGGCACGAGGAACTGCCGCGCTCCTACGTGCACGTACATGCGCACGGCGGCGGCGAGGACGAGTACTTCCAGGTCGACCACGTCGCCTCCCCAAGCTGGGTCAAGACGCTGACCCGCGCCTCGGCCAAGGACGAGGCGATGGACTACGCCCGCCAGTTCGGCCTCCCGGCCGGGTTACCGATCTACCTGGACGGCCACCACGTCGAAGGTGCCCTGTTCCCGCCCGTGCAGGCCGGGCAGGAGTTCTACGACGCCGAATCCAAGCGCTGGATCCGGGTCGGGTTGTTCACCCCCGACCCCTCCGACGCGGCCCGCTACTCGCACTACCCGGATCCACAACCGGCCCCCTCGACCGGCGGCGGGGTCACCCAACCCGGCACCAACCTCGGCCCGGACGGTTTCCCGGTCGACCTGGCCGAAGGTGAACAACGCTCCCAGGTCGGTTACCAACGCCAACTCACCCCCGGCGTGTGGGCCGTCACGCCGGGCACCGAATGGCCGCAACCGCCCAACGCCGCCACCGGGCTGCCGCAAGGCGCACCCCCGCCCGGGGGCAACGCCGCCACCGGGTCCCGGCGCAGCGCGGCAGGCGGCTACCTGGAAGGCGACGACTACGGCAACGCCACCCCCGGCGACCTGCCCTCCAACCACTGGCATTCGCACCCGGCCGGGGCCGACACCTGGTGTGACCACTGCGGCGGGCAGATCCCAAAAGGTAGCCCGGCGGTCTCCAACGAATCCACCTGGGACATCGTGCACACCCCCGGCGAGGCCAAGGCGTACATGGATCAGCACTGGCATGGCGGCGACGTCTGGCACGAGATGACGCACAACTCCGGCGATCCGCCGACCAACCCGAACTACCAGGGCCCCAACCCGCACGCGCAACGCAACAACGCGCTGCGTGAACTGGCCACCGCCAAGTCGATCATGGAGAAGGCCGACCGCACGCCGCGCTACTGCGCCACCTGCGGCATCAACGCCTTCCACCACGACACCCACCCGCAGGCGGCGGGGCACCCGATCGGGGCGTTGAAGTCCGAGTACGACTACGCCAAGGCGGGCCTGGACCAGTCCGTGGAACGCGCCGTCAAGCACGCCTCCCGGCACACGGGGGTCGAAGGGGCCGCACCCACCCCGGGGCCGAACCCGAGCTATTTCGCGATGGGCGACCAGTCCGCCACCTCCGGTTTCCCGGTCGACCCGGCCGAAGGCATCGAACCGAAGACCGACAACCGGACCGACGACTTCTACGGCGACGTCCCACCCGAACAGTCCTCCGGCAGCGCGATGGGCCAGGTCGACGGGCAGGGTTACTCGCGCGGTGCCACCGGGATGCGGCACACCGCGCCCGGCGGCGGTGAACACGCCCCGTACCGGATCAAGGAGGAGGGCGGGCGGTTCTTCGTCGTCAACGACAAGGGCGAGAAGAAGGAAGAGAAGGGGTACGCCACCCGCGAGCAGGCCCGCCGCCACCAGAAGGCGTTGTACGTCAACGTGCCCGGGGCCTCCGAGTCGGCGGAGAAGGAGTCCGCCTGGCACCGGGCCGCATTGCGGCGGCAGGCCGCCTTCGACTCCGAGATCATCCACGCCGGGACCGGCTACGACGCGGACAACCGGTACCGCCTCGAACATTTTCATGATGAGGAGGGCGGGCACGGGGTGTACATCCCGCACACCTACGCCGGGGACAAGATCGGCCACCACGAGTACGGCCGGGGTGGTCAACAGTCGGCCTACCGGGCGGCGATACGGACCATCCACGGGCACGCCGACGCGACCGACACCCACTTCGGCCGGGAGGACTACCCGTTCACCGCCGCCCGCCGTGACGGGTTGGTGTACTGGGCCAAGGAGTTCACCCAGGAGCAGCGGGACAAGGCCGCCGAGTCCGGCCACGCGCTTAGTGACGGCAGTTTCCCGATCAACTCCGCGGAGGATGTCCGCAACGCCAAGCACGACATCGGCCGCACCAAACACGACCGGGCCACCGTGGTCAAACACATCAATCACTGGGCCGAGCAGTACGGCGAACCGAAGGTCGGCGAGGAGAAGGAAGCCGCCCTGGGGCCGCGCCCTTTCGCCCGCCGCGCCGGGTACCCGCTTAGCGGGCCACCGGTCCCACCCGGTGCCGGGTACCGCAACGAGGAACGGCAGCCGCCTGCCAATGAGGAGGACGACTGCACCTGCCGTTACGACAGCGAAGGCACCTGCCATGTCAACCCGGCCTGCCGCGAGCACGGCCACTTCGCCCGGGAAGGCGTCACCCGGCTGAGCCGCCAGGCCGCCTACGAATGGGGTCAGCACCCGGCCACCGCCGACGTGATGGGCAAAGGCCTGTACCCGTACATGAACCGGTACACCACCGGCCCGCCGGACACCGTGCACGAGGAGGACGAGCGGGACGGCTACTCCGACGCGATGCACCACGCCACCCGCAACTTCGACTGGCGCGGGCAGCAGGACTTCAAGGACGAATCGGAGGGTTACCAGCGCGGTTACCGGTTGGCGCACGAGCACATGGCGAATGAGAACAACCACAACCGGCAGGTGATCGGGCCGCTGTTCCAGTCCATCCGGGAACAGTCCAGCCCGGAGCAGATGCAATTCCTGCGGTCCAACCCGACCGGCCCGTCCCGGTACTCCAAGCGGGCCGCCACCGACGGGTTGATCGTCGGGCACTGCGACCACTGCCGGATGCCGGTGCGGTGGCACACCGCGGCGGGCGGCGAGGAGGAAGAGCACCTGGAACACCTGCACAACGGCAGCCACAAGTGCGGCGACGGGGCGTGGTCGGCGAAGGTCTCCAAGCTGGCCGCGGTGCCACACCCGAAAACCACCATCTGGCACCCGGAACACCCCGGCGAGAACTACCGGGTCACCTGCGAGGCGTGCGGGCCGGTGGTCAGCCACCCGGCCGAAGGCATCGCGCGGGCGATGGCCAGCGACCATCAGGACCAGCATTGGATCCATGCCCACGACGACCTCTACGGGCAGGGCAGCCACGAACGGGAGTTCCCGTGGTTGTACGAAGGTAAGCAAGCCCCGCAGTTCTTCTCCCGGTCGTTGCTTGCCTCGCTGCCTCCGGCGGTGCCGCCCGCCAACGACACGGGCGCGGGCGCACCACCCGGCGCGACCCCCGGCGGGGACGCCGCACCCGGGACCGGCGGGCCGAGCGCAGCCCCCGCCCCGGCGGCTCCGAACGCCGCCCCGCCGAACATGGCCCCGCAACGGGTCGGGGGCCGCACGTTGAGCCAACCCACCCCGGAGAACCCGTCCGGGCTGTCCGAGGACGAGTACCGCGCCAACACCTGGGAGGGCTTGGTCAAGCAACGCCCGATGCAGCCCGCCGAGCAGCGCGGCATCAACACCCCCACCCAACCCGGTGAACGGCTGCAAACCCGGCAGATCAACACCCCCACCCCCGGGTTGGGGGATCAGGGCTCCCGGGGCGAGACCGACATGGACGAGGACGACACCGAAGAGGACGAGGGTTGAGATGCCGATCCCAGTGTTCTGCGCCGACTGCGGGGCCCGCGGTGTGATCGCAAAACTGTCCACCGACCTGATGTGCCGGTGCGGGTCGTCCAACCTCGGCCTGGAAGGCGTCGACCCGAAACCGTCGATGATGGCGCAAGGCGCGGGCGGCACCGGGTGGGGCAAGCCGATGCCCTCCCCGACCCGCGGTTGGTCCGACTATGCAGGTCCGTTACCCGGCACCCCACCCCGCGCGCCGCGTGACATGGATACCCACGTCTGCCCGCAATGTCACGGCACCGGACTGGATCCGGCCTACCCGGAAACCGTCTGCCGCCGCTGCATGGGGGCCGGGACGGTCACCGGCATCGCCACCGGACCGCCTGGCAATGACTACCTGCACCCGGAGACGATGGACGCCACCGAGCCGAGCGGCCCGCCCTCCGGCGGGGCCCGCTGGCAGGGCCGGGCCGCCAAGACCGAACGTCCGGCCCGGCAGGTGACGCTGCCCGCCCCGGACGAACGCCGCTACCTGCTCGCCCAGGCCAACTGCCCCAGCTGCGCCAACCACGGCACCGCGTTGGCCCCGGACCGGGCCCATCACGCCTGGTGGGTGTGCAAGTGCGGCAGCCTGGCCGACCTGGACCGGCACCCGGACCTGGATCCGTACCGGCCCGGTGAGAACTTCAGACCGGACCGGTCGATGAAGACCCGGACCGCGAAGCTGGCCCGCAAACCACGCCGGGACGGGCGGCTGCTGGCGATCCTGACCCGGGTGCACGCCGCCAACCAGGTTTCCGCCCAGGAGGCGCTCACCTTGGCCCGCGCCACGCTGGTCGCACACGGAGGGTAGGTAAGTGAGCTACATCAGCCTCTACGAAGGGGACTCGGTCGCCTACCTCGGGGACGGCCGGGACGGGCTGCAACCCGCCTCCGGGACGCTGGTGTACTTCGCCTCCGACACTGCCGCGAACGTGAAATGGTCCACCGGCCCGCGGCAGGGCGAGATCGACATGGTGTCCATCTACGACCTGGTGCCGGAGCCGTCCCAGGCGGCGCTGCACGCCCCGACGTTGACCACCATGTCGGTGCGGATGGTGATGGGCTCCGAAGGCGAACAAGGCGTCATCAACCTGCTGGCCCGGGCCAACCGGCTGGCCAACTGGGAACGGATCGCCCGGGACGTGCTGAATTACGTGGAGGCCCGGCTGAAGGTGGACACCTCACTGGATCTGGCTTACGAGCAGCTGTCCTCCGAGCAGATGGACCGGGTGGTCTCGGTCGGGGCCCGTCGGCTGCTGCGCGACGCGTTCGGGGAGGAGCCGACATGAGCCAGGACCGGATCGCGGTGTTGGACACCGGCCCGGAAGGGATGCCGGTCTTCGTCAAGATCGGGCACGTCTCCGGCAACGCGGTGGACGTGCTGCACTGCCCTTTTGTGGCAGCGGGTCGGTGACGGCCCGCTCCGACGGCTCCATCGAATGCTCCTTCTGCACCGCCGCCTTCACCGTGCAGGTGCAGCCGCAGTTCCCGGCCTTCCCGATGTCGGTGGGCGGCGAGCCGTACCCGTGGCCGGGACGTCCCGACTCGGGCGGGATGCCGATGCCCGGCGGCGACGGCGGGATGGCCAACCCCGGCGAGGAGCCGTTCGCGGACGAGAACGGCGAGAACCCGTTCGCCGAACAAGGCGAGGAGGGTGAAGAAGACGAGGAGGGCGAGCCCGAGGAAGACGAGGACGAGGAGGAAGCCGAGGTGGGCGGCAGCAAAGGTCCGCCGCCGTTCACCAAGAAGAAGTCGTACCGTACTGTCGCCGGGGACGAACTGGGCGAGGCGGACTTCCTGCGGCACTTGGCGATCATGTCCAGCACCGACCCGGCCCGCACCGCCGCGAAGATCAAGGCAAGTCGCCGATGACCATGACGCAGCCCACTCGTTCCTTCACCATCGGCGCAGCCCTGGCGATCAACGGAGTGCCGCCGCAGCTGGGTTCACGAGCCGCCGAACACCCCTGCGAAGGGGTGAAGTTCCATTCCCCCACCCCGTTGACCACCCGCGCCTACACCCACCACGGCCGGACGGTGGCGTGGTTGTGCCCGACCTGCACCGCCAACCTGGAATGCTTCCTGCACCTGTCCCACGCCAACCCGGACGGGCTGCCGTGGGAGATGCTGCGCGAGTTCGGCAACCAGATCCGCGCCTACGGGCAACGGATACTGGCCGACGACGCCCGGCGCAGGCATTAGGCCGCCGCCGCTAGGCTGCGGCGGTGATCGAGTTGCACGCCGAGGACACCTTCACCGTCACCGGGCACGGCACGGTGTATCTGGTCAAGCGGTTCGGACTCGGCAACCTGCGCGAGTTGGTCGGCACCACGGTGCGCATCGACGGCGAGCCGATGCGGGTGCGCGGCTTTGAGAGTTGCCTGATCGAGAGTCACGACCTGGACGCCGAGCGCTGTTCGCACACGCACGTCGGGTTGTTGGCCGCACCGCCCGGTTAGGCCACCTCGACCAGCAGATCCGCTGGGGTTAGCCGTCCGCGTGCGAGTGGCGGAGTGTCACCCGGCAATCCTCACCGCGCTGGTTCTCGACTCATCGTCGTGGGTACTCGCACGTCGGTTAGAACAACCCGCCCTGGCTGTCCTCCATCCCCTCGAAGCCGCACCGTCTGCACCGAGCATGCACCGAGCAACCGTCGAAGCCGAACGCCTCGCGGTAACGCTGCGGATGCCAGCCCAGCACCCGGCACCGCCAGAGCGCGAACCGGCGTCGCATCTCAGTCCCAGATCCGTTGGTGGCAGTACTCACACTCGAACAGTTCGTTGCTGTCCCCGCCGTCCCCTATCTTGATCCACTTGTGGCGGCTGTCCGGCGCGGCCTCGCACGAGCCCACGCCGCCGTAGCACCAGAGGTCCCCGACGCTGTGCCCCGGTGTGTTCATGCTGCCAGCTGCACCGGCCGTTCCCGCAACCCACGAGTCCGGAACTGCGGAGTCGGCACCTCGATCTCGCGTGGCCGGTGCCAGGACGGGTTGGCCACCGCCCAGAAACCTTCCTCGTCGTCCTCCAAGGCCAGCTTCTGCGCGATCCACGAGTCGGCGACCGGCTCTCGGCCGTACAGATGCGCGCACAGCGAGGCGGCCACCTGTTCGCCGCTCTCGCCGACCATCAACTTGATGTTGCCCGCGTTGGAGCCGTTGCCGGTGTGGATCCGGTAGCGCCGTCCGGCCGCACTCAACACCTCGAAGAAGCCGTGTTGCTGGTGGTCGCGCAGCTGTGTTTCGGACAGCACCGCTTCCAGCAACACGCGGGCGGTGGCGTTGGCCAGTTCACGTTCCTGCTGCTGGTCGGCCCACAGCCGCTCCTGGGCGGCTCTGTGGGCCTCCGCCTCGATCAGTTGTTCGGGGGTCGGCGGTACGGAGATGGGTCGGACGGGGTAGACCGGGTCGGTCCAGTTCCACGTCTCCCAGGTGGAGTTCAACTGGATCGTGTTGGTCTGCGTGCCCCAGGTCTGCCAGGCGAGGTCATGCGGCCACGTGATCGTAGTGGTCGCAGAGGTAGTCGTGGACCAATACCAGGTGCTGTCGGTGGGCCAGTAGGTGGCCAAGTCAGCCGCCTTGGAGGGGTTTCACAAGGATGATCCGTTCCGCGTCCGGGTCGAACTCGCGGATCTGGCTGCCGCGTTCGCCCTTGCGGCCCTCGGCCTTGTAGGCCAGCATGCCCTTCTTGCGGGCCGCGTCGAAGGCGGTCTTGGCAATCGCCACCTCGTCCGGGTTGTCGGCGCTCCAGACGATCTTGGTGTCGCCCTTCTCGTTCAGGTCATGCATCTGGCCGGTAAACGGCCGGTCGGCCACATCGGTCATCAGTAGTAGCTCCTGTTCTCGGGAGGTGGACCGTTTGAAGTGAACCTAGCGGGCGACCCGCTGCCCGTCACCCGGCTGGGGCCGCGAAGTAACGTGGCCGACTTTTCCGTGACCGACCGGCGGGGCCGCCGGGTGCCGCTGCCGGACCTGCCCGGCACCGGAGCCAACATCGCGTCGCCGCGCCGGGTCGCGACCCGGCGGGTCCGCGAGTCCGACCAGCGCACCCCTGCCGGGTTGCCGTTCGGGGCCCCGCACCTGCCCGAGCGCACCATCAACAACCGGCTGAGCGGCTCCCGGGCGGTCGGCACGTCGATGCGCCGCACCGCGGCCTACGGGACCGGTGGCTCGATGCAGATCGCCACCGCCCGCCCGCGTGACCCGATGTGGTACTGGCGGCAGAACAACCTGCCCTTCAACTTCACCGACCCGGTCGAGTTGGAACGGATCCGGGAGTTCTGCAATACCCCGGACGCGCCGATCCTGATGGCCGACGGCACCTCCAAACCGCTGGGTGAGATCACCCCCGGCGATGCGGTGCAGGGCTGGAAGTACACGCTGCACAGCAACGGCGGGCTGGGCGTGCACTACCTCCCGGCCACCGTGCTGGCCACTCTGTCCCGCGATGACGTGCCGGTGGTGAAGCTGACCATGGCCTCCGGCCAGGTCATCACCTGCACCCCCGACCACCGCTGGTTCAACCCGTGGTTCGGCCGTCAGCAGGTCGACCTGCGCGGTCACCCGATCGACACCGGCAAGATCACTACCGAGTACTTCGTCGCCAACGAAGGCGACGAACTGTTCGGGCTGTCTTCGGTGGAGTCCGGGATGAACGCGGTCGGGCGCTGGTACACCCTGCCGCACGGCGGGCCGGACAAGGTGCTCTCGGTTACCGACGCGGGCACCGCCACCGTGATCAGCATGCAGACCAGCACCGGCAACTACGTCGCCTGGGGCTACCAGTCCAAGAACTGCCGCCTGCTTTACGTCACCCACCCGGTGATCCCGGCCTGCATCGACGTCTACTCCAAGCTGCCGATGCAGGGCATGGCCTTCGAATGCCAGGACCAGCAGCTGATCGACTTCTACTCCGACCTGTTCTTCGACCAGCTGAACTTCGAGGACTTCCTGCTCGACCTGGGCACCGAGTACTGGTTGTCCGGCGAGTCCTGGGCGCTGGGCGGCTGGAACGACACGCTGGGCGTCTGGGAAGCCGACGAACTGATCAACCCGGATGACGTGGAGATCGAGAAGTCGCTGTTCCTGAACGACCCGCGGTACCTGATGCGGCTGCCCGAGTCGCTGCGCAAGGTGCTCACCAGCCGCACCCCGCACTGGCAGTACACGCAGCTGGTCCGGCAGTTCCCGGAACTGCTGAACTACGCCCAGGAAGACGCGCTGATGCCCGTCTCCAACATCATCCTGAAGCAGCTGCGGTTCAAGGCCGACCGGTTTTCTAACCGTGGCATCCCGCTGCTGATGCGGGCCTTCCGGATGATCATCCAGGAGGAGATGCTGAACTCCGCGCTGGACTCCATCGCCGATCGGCTCTACACCCCGCTGATCCTGACCAAGCTGGGCGCGACCGCGCAGGACCTGGGCACCGGCACCCCGTGGATCCCCACTCAGGAGGACATGGAGGAGTTCAACGCCTCCCTGGACGCGGCGCTGGCCGCCGATTTCCGGGTGCTGACCTACCACTGGGCGATCGACATGCAGCCGGTCTTCGGCCGGGAGAACGTGCCGGACCTGTCCAACGACTTCGACCGGATCACCGAACGGATCTTGATGGTGTTCGGGCTGTCTCAGACGATGCTGACCGGCGCGCAGGCCGGGGAGACCTACGCCGCGGATGCCTTGAACAGGGATGTGGTCACCCAGCTGCTGACCCACTACCAGCGGATGCTGGCCAAGTTCGTCTTCGACCGGGCCGCGATCGTCGCCGAGGCGCAGGAGCATTTCGACTACGAGGTGCGCGGCGGGAAACGGTACCTGATCACCGAGGAGATCTATGAGATAGACGAGGAGTCCGGCGAGGAACGCATCATCGAACAGCCCAAGCTGCTGATCCCGCGGCTGACCTTCAAGACGCTGAACATCTCCGATGAGGAGACCGAGCGGCAGTTCGTGGAGACCCTCGCCGCGGCCGGGGTGCCGATCCCGTACAAGCAGCGGCTGTCCACCACCGGCATCGAGTTCAACGAGGCCATCGAGCAGCGTAGCGAGGAGGCGGTGGCCCTGGCGGTCGCCGAGCAGGACACCCGCCGCAAGATCTTCCAGTCCCTGCAACGGGAGGGCTACCCGATCCCGGCGGACCTGGCCGCCGACTTCGCCCCGAAGGCGATCGAGGCGGGCAGCCAGCCCTCGCCGGTCTACAACGCCAACGACGCGGCGGTGCCTTCGCTGGGCATGGGGGTGGACGACAACCCGGTGATGTCGCCGGACCCGGAGCAGGCGATGATGGCCGAGCAAGGCGACATCAACGCCCCGCCGGTCGGCAACCCGGCGTTGGGGTTGCCCGCCCCGATGCCCGGCCAGGAGTCCGGCCCGGAGGAGTCCGACGAGGAGCGCGAGGACGCGCCGAAGGACAACAAGGACGGCAAACGGCCCCGGAAGAAGGCGGCCAAGCTGAGCAAGCTGGCCGGGTACCAGCCGGGGCAGCGCTTCGGCATCAGCGTGGTCACCAAACGGCACTGGATCGCCCCGGACAACTCCGAGGAAGACGACCCGACCCATTACCGGCCGACCGGGCGTTTCGGGGACCCGAAGGTGTACGGAATGCGCAAGTATCTGGACACCTCCGCGGTGCCGAAGCTGGCCGGGGACACCCATTACGGCGACGAGGAGGAAGAGGAAGAGGATGTGTGAGATCGGCGCGGTCTGCCCGAACTGCGGGCAGCAGGACCTGGACAGTGACGAGCGGTCCTGCATCACGCTGGATGGTGCCGCCTACCGGGAGTACCGCTGCCGGTGCTGCCGGGCGCTGGTCAACGTCGAGGTGCCGGTGCTGCCGCCGCCCGGTCCCCGGATCAGGTCGGTCTGGGGGCAGTGGATAACGGGAGGCCGGGTTACGGTTGCCCTGCCCGGTGACGGTGTGGGCTGAACGGGAGGAACACCGATGAGCGAATATGCCCCGCAGGCGATCCAGGCGGCCTACAACACCATCCACCATTTCATCCCGCAGGCGCAGCTGTCCGGCATCGTCGGGGACCGCAGCCACGCCTACGGCTACCACCGTTGCCGGGACGTGCTGCCCAAGGACGACTATTCGGTGACCCAACCGATCGACCGCAAGGGCGACGGGCAGGCCGCGTCCGCCCTGGACGTCACGCTGCCCGCGGCGCAGATGCGCAAGGTCACCCAACGGCTGATCAACGCCGCCAAGGCGCACGACGTGCGGATGCAGACGCTGCGCGAGTTCTTCGGCACCGTCAACGGCAAGGACGTCACCGGGCTGGACGTGCAGACCCTGAAATGGGTCAGTTCGGACAAATCACATCTTTGGCACGTGCATCTGTCCGGGCACCGCGCCTACGTCAACGACGGACCCGCCTGGCAGCGGGTCGCGCAGGTCTTCTGCGGGCAGGGTTCGGCCCCCAAGGCACCGGCCAAACCGGGCAAGGAGAAGAAGTTGCGCCGCCGCTGGCCCTCCTACATGAAGAAGGGCCACTACTTCGGGCCGATCGCCGGGCCGAACACCAGCCACGGCGGCTACTACGTCGCCGAACGCCCGGACATCCAGGCCATCCAGAACCGGCTGGCGGCCCTCGGCTTCGGCGGCAAGTGGACCCCGGGCGTCTACGGAGCAACTACTACCGCCGCGGTGACCAAGTGGCAGAAGAAGCACACCCCGCGCAGCAAGCATGTCGGCCAGGTGTGGCGGGGCGACTGGACCCGGCTGTTCACCTACTGAGGGAGAGACGATGAGCGAGGTGCCGATCCCGGAGCCGACCGAGGAGCCGCCGCCGCCGGAGACCTCCTACGAGGAGGAACGCTTCGACCTGGTCGAGGACTACGACTACCCGCAGGTGGACCCGCCGAGCCAGACGACCGAGGTGGAGTACCGCGACGTGGGGTGCAGCGACAGCGAGGGGTGAGCGGGCAGGCCCGGTTTTCCGAGCCTGCCGTGCCGTGCCACGCGTGGCCACACGGTGCCACGCCAAGCCACGCCTGCCATGCCGCGCCGCACCTCACCTTGCCATGCCTGGCCAGGCCCCGCCGTGGCTGCCTAGCCGGGCCTTGCCACGCCTAGCCTCGCCGAACTCTGCCACGCCTGCCGCGCCGAGCCGTGCCCAACCAAGCCGGGACCTGCCCCGCCTTGCCTGCCAGGCCTAGCCGGACCCCGCCCCGCCTAACCCTGCCGTGCCTGCCGCGCCGGGCCAAGCCCTGCGTTGCCGGGCCAAGCCCTGCCCTGCCTGCCATGCCCGACCTTGACTAGCCCAACCATGCCCCGCCGGGCCAAGCCTGCCCTGCCAAGCCGCGCCTAGCCCTGCCTCGTCCTGCCCTGCCTGGACTGCCACGCCGCGCCCGGCCATGCCCAACTCGCCCAGCCCCGGCTGCCCCACCACGCCTTGCCGAGCCGCGCCTAGCCGTGCCGAGCCCAGCCTGCCGCGCCCTGCCTGCCATGCCGCGCCATGCCAACCACACCGGGCCATACCGTGCCCTGCCCGACCTTGCCTTGCCTGCCTCGCCTCGCCTCGCCACGCCTCGCCGCGCCTCGCCTGGACTTGCCGCGCCATGCCATGCCCGCCGGGCCTAGCCACACCCTGCCATGCCCCGCCGTACCGAGCCCTGCCTGCCACACCGCGCCGCGCCTCGCCTGACCACGCCGTACCCAACCCGGCCGAGCCCTGCCCGCCAAGCCACGCCACACCGTGCCGTGCCGAACCACGCCGAGCCCTGCCTGCCGTGCCCTGCCGTGCCCCACCACACCACGCCAAGCCGAACCATGCCTGCCATGCCCCGCCGTGCGGTGCCGAACCGGACCGGGCCATGCCTGCCGTGCCCGCCAGGCTTTGCCTCGACCTGCCATGCCGCGCCGTGCGATGCCTGCCAAGCCGTGCCCCACCGGGCCGTGCCACACCACGCGATGCCTGCCACGCCCTGCCTTGCCGTGCCACACCAGGCCTCGCCAAGACCTGCCACGCTAAGCCGGGCCTCGGCTGCCATACCACGCCGGGACGTGCCGCACCGTGCCATACCGGGCCATGCCTGCCTCGCCTCGCCAGGCCGGACCGAGCCAAGCCCGGCCTCGCCTGGCCGCGCCGCGCCCTGCCTGCCATGCCGCGCCATGCCGCACCGAGCCGAGCCGGGTCTCGCCGGGCCATGCCTGCCTGGCCGAGCCCTGCCTTGCCATGCCTCGCCCAACCGCGCCTGGCCGAGCCTGCCAAGCCAAGCCGGGACGTGCCCTGCCGGACCAAGCCCTGCCTCGCCATGCCTGCCGCGCCATGACGTGCCTTGACCCGCCAGGCCCCGCCACACCCCGCCTCGCCTGCCAGGCCCTACCCCGCCAGGCCGGACCTTGCCGAGCCTCGCCCGGACCCGCCGTGCCTGCCCTGCCGTGCCCAGCCGCCCGAGCCCAACCACGCCCTGCCTGCCTGCCGTGCCCAACCCTGCCTTGCCAAACCACGCCCCGCCCAGCCCAACCGAGCCTGCCCTGCCGAACCCGGCCGCGACCCGCCGCACCTGGACTAGCCGGGCCCTGCCTCGCCTGCCGCGCCTAGCCGCGCCGTGCCCTGCCGTGCCTCACCATGCCTGCCTTGCCTGCCAAACCGCGCCAAGCCATGCCCGGCCGAATCCAGCCCTGCCTGCCCGGCCTCGCCTGCCTGCCCTGCCGCGCCTAGCCGAGCCACACCATGCGATGCCAAGCCATGCCTTGCCTGCCCCGCCGCGGCCCGCCCAGCCAAACCACGAATGCCAGCCACGCCATGCCGCACCCAGCCTTGTCATACCTTGCCTAGCCCTGCCTGCCATGCCACGCCGAACCAAGCCGAGCCTTGCTCTGCCTGCCACGCCCCACCGTGCCCCGGCACGCCGGGCCCAGCTAAACCACGTTTGCCTGCCAAGCCCCGCCTAGCCCTGCCGCGCCTGACCCTGCCGCACCCTGCCACGCCTGCCCTGACCTGCCATGCCGCACCGGGCCGAGCCTTGCCTAGCCAGCCGTGCCGTGCCCCGCCGCGCCTTAGCTGCCACGCCATGCCACGCCGATCCGCGCCCGACCTAGCCGTGCCTGCCGCGCCACGCCTTGCCGTGACCTGCCACACCGGGTCATGCCACGCCCCGACTGCCGGGCCTAGCCATGCCTCGCGTTGCCCTGCCTCACCAGGCCTCGGCTGCCGTGCCCTACCTAGCCGAGCCTTGCCATGACACGCCTCGCCGAGCCTGCCGCGCCCAACCGTGCCTGACCCGGCCGTGCCACACCAAGCCACGCCTGCCAAGCCAAGTCTGGCCACGACGTGCCATACCGAACCGGGCCGTGCCTGCCTGGCCATGCCTTGCCTTGCCGGAACCCGCCCAGCCACGCCTGCCCTGCCCCGCCTGGCCCAGCGAACCCAGCCCCGCCTCGACACGCCAAGCCACGCCTGCCGAGCCGTGCCGTGCCCAACCGCGCCATGCCAAACCGAACCCAACCCCGCCTGCCACGCCCCACCTTGCCGTACCGAGCCGCGCCGGGCCATGCCTGCCGCGCCATGCCTGGACCCGCCACACCTCGCCCTGCCTGCCAAGCCCTGCGACGCCCAACCGCGCCGAGCCCAACCATGCCGTGCCTGCCCTGCCTTGCCGAGCCAGGCCGAGCCACACCATGCCTGCCTCGCCGCGCCATGTCTCGCCGCACCAGGCCGGGCCCGACCCCGCCGCGCCGCGCCGCGCCTGCCGCGCCGAGCCAGGCCGTGCCGTGCCGCGCCGTGCCCTGGCTGCCACACCGTGCCATGCCGCGCCGAACCATGCCCCGCCAAGCCCTGCCTGCCGAGTCAGGCCTTGTAAATCACGCCCACCGTGAGCATGAAGGTGGCCGGGTCAGAGCCCGACATGCCCGGCGGGATGAACCCCCCGGTGAAGTCGACCACCGTGCCGGTGATCGTCTGTGAGCACATGGTGGGTTGCCCGGTGGTGTTCTGGTTGGCGTTGCCGTTGCCCTTGACCTGGGTGAAGCTCACGCTGGTGCCGGTCACCAGGTCGGTAATCGTGCCGGAGAACGAGGTCGCGATACCGTGCCCGGGAATGTTCACGGTCTGCGCCGCGCCCCAACCACCGTGCTCGGATGAGTTGTTGTTGTTGGTCGCCACCGTCACCATGCCGAGGCCGGTGCAGTTGAGGGTCAACTCCGACTGCGCCGCCGAGGCCGGTGCCGCGAAGACCACCATTCCGGCGGTGCACACCCCGGCCGCGGCCAACGCCAACAGCGTATGAATCTTCATCCCGATTCCCCCTAACCAGATCACCGTTTGACCTGTTCGGCACAGCCTGCCACGCCGCGCCAAGACCAGCCCTGCCCAGCCATGACAAGCCGTGCCACGCCTGCCCCGCCGCACCGCGCCAACCCCAACCGCGCCTGGCCGCACCAAGCCCTGCCTGCCCCGCCATGCCGAACCTAGCCCTGCCGTGCCCAACCAAGCCGTGCCTGCCCCGCCTTGCCACGTCCCGCCGGGCCATCCACGCCTTGCCTGCCCGGCCGCGCCAGGCCGTGCCATGCCGTGCCTCGCCTTGCCTGCCCAGCCCTGCCGAACCCCGCCACGACGTGCCGTGCCACACCCTGCCTGGCCTGCCGGGCCTTGCCACGCCGAACCTCGACGGGCCCAGCCTTGCCGTGCCTGCCCAGCCCTGCCGTGCCGAACCGTGCCGAACCAAGCCCTGCCCGCAGACGCCGAAGATCCGGGATGCTCCCTCCCCCGCGGTTGGGCATCCCGGATCTCGACAAACACGATCGGCACCTGGCCGAGCGTGTTTAGCTCAGCTGGCCTTGCCGTTCAGGTCGCCCAGCACCAGGTCGATGAACTCCTGCAGGTGGCCGAACTGGGTCCGCAACGCCTTCCAGCGCCGTTCCGCGTCCTGCAGCACCAGCTTGCGTTTCAGGTCGTCCATCGCGACGTCCTCGATCGGCTCGTAGTTGGGTTGGTGGGCCATCGGCTGCGGCACCGCGACGTACTTGCGGATCTTGCGTTCCTCGTCGGTCGGTCCCCGGAAGATCACCTTCACGGACATGATCAGCCGGTGCGCCTGGTCGAGGCGGTAGCCGTGCCCGGCGACCCGGTTGTTCCACTCGAACCGGTCGTAGAGCGGGTGCCGCTTGCCGGTCTCCTCGACCTCGGCCAACACCGCCTGCGGGGTCAGTTCGCCGCGGTGTTCGCGAACCTCTTCCAGCTGCGTGATCAGTTCCCGCTGCGCCTCGTAGGCGGAGAAGCTCATGACTGTCCCCCTAATGCGGCCAGCAGCCGCTGTGCGTCGTCCACCGTGAACAGAATGTGGTCCTCACGGTGGTAGTTGGTCTGCAAGCTGCCGGTGGAAAACCCCAGCCGGGCGAACCCGGCCTGTACCTCGTCCAGGGTGGCCTGGCGGCAGGCCTGCTCCGGATGGGCCTCGTGGATCAGCATGCGGGCCAGTTGGGCCTTGTCCTGCGGCGTGTCCACCGACCACAGGAACCGGTCATAGAGCGGATGCGTCGGGCCGGTCTGGGTCACGTCAGCCAGCAACGTGGCCGGGGTGAGCGCGCCCTGCCGGACGCGCACCCCCTTCAACTCCGTCCGCAACCACTGCTGCGGGTCGCCGCTCATGCCGAGATGACCTGCACCTCACGGGACGGGTCGAGCTTGAAGGTGCCGAACTCGCCGTCCTTCTCCGGCCGCCACTCGCCGACCCCGACGGTGGTTCCGGCCGCCTCGATGATGCCGAGCACCGACTCCTTGGTGATCGAGGACTTGATGTACTCGACGGTCAGCGTGGTCGACCACTCGGTGAACTCGCCCCGGTAGCGCAGGTCGGTGCCGGAGATGCCGACGGTGACCATGTCTTCGCGCATCTGCGGGGTGCCGTCGAGCAGGAACAGCTGTTGGTTGCAGCTGAACTTGCCGTTGTTGCCCTTGTACATCTTGCCGCGGAAGAACAGGAACTGGCGCAGTTCGGTCATCCGGACCGCCTTGCCGTAGACGCGGGCCGCGGACACGGTGGCCGCCTTGAAGGCGACCGACGGGATGCCGTAGCCGTCGTCCCCGGCCCGGTACAGGCTGGCCTCGTACTCCGACTGCGGGTCGCGGGGTTCCTTGATGGTCTTGATGCCCTGCTGCGCGTTGAGCATCTGCAGCTTGGCCTTCTGGGACCACTGGTGCACGAGCAGCGGGCTGGTCCCGAGGATCGGCACCAGCAGGGTCTCCACGTTGATGCGTGGGATGTGCAGAGCAGCAGTAGGTGCTGCGGTCATAGTAAGCCTCCTATAGGCTTTGAGTAGTGGGTTATGAACCCTGTGTGGTTTGCACCGCGGAAGCGATGACACAGGAACTGTAGCACATCCCAGCGCCAGGTGTGCAAGACCATCGCCTCTATTTCTTGACGGTTTCAAACGTCCCGGTTCAAGGCCCCCCTGTCCGACCCGCACCGCACCATACGAAGGAATGTGGACGCCGCCACCCTCGTCAAGGCGATGCCCGGGCTGGACTTGCCCCGCGCCAGCCAGCTGGTCAACGGGGCCAACGCCGCGATGGTCATCGGCGAGATCACCAACGTGCGCCGGGCCGCCATGTTCCTGGCCCAGATCGGGCATGAATCCGGCTCGCTGCGCTACAAGCAGGAAATCCAGCCACCGCCCGGGGCAACCTACCCGCCCTACATCGGGCGCACCTTCATCCAGATCACCTGGGACTACAACTACGCCGCCTTCGGGCAGTGGTGCGCCCGCAAGAACCTGCTCAACGACCCGAATCTGTTCCTCAACCACCCGCCCACCCTGGCTGCCGACCAATGGGCCTGGCTCGGCCCGGTCTGGTACTGGACGGTGTCCCGCCCGCAGCTGAACACCCTCTCCGACCAGGGCGACATCGTCGGGGCCACCCGGGCCATCAACGGCGGGTTGAACGGGCTGGCCGACCGCACCACCCGCTACAAGCACTGCCTGTCGCTGGGCACCGCGATTCTGCCCACCAGCCCCGTCCCCACTCCCCCGCCGGAGGTCGACATGCCCGCCCAGCTGTACCTGACCGCCTCCGCGAAGAAACCCACCAAGGTGCCCGCCGCGCCTACCAACACCTACCTGCAGTGGGACGGCTGGAACCCGACAACCGCCTCCGGCGGGGCATCGGCGATCCTGCCCAACACCGCCCGGTTCATCAGCCTCACCGCCTGGCTCTACGTCGCCGGGCTCGGCCCGGACGGCGTTCTCTACGTGCAGGTGCAGAACCTGGACCGCGGCAACAACCAGAAGTCCATCTTCCCGCGCGGGCAGCTGCTGGCCGCCCCCACCGCCAGCAGCGAGTTCGTCTACAGCCAGGTCGGCACGGTCGGGGACAAGACCAACCTGCGACTGCTCGTCTCGGCCAGCAAGGCGGCCACCGTCACCCGAGCCTGGTGGCGGATCTTGTACTGGTGAACCGTGGCGGGAGGGCGATGGACACCTTCAACATCGTCGCCATCGTCACCGGGCTGGCTGCGATCATCACCGCCGTCGCCGGAGTGCTGCTGGCCATCCGGGCGGCGCGCAGCAAGGAACGCCGGGCGGCCAAGGGCGAGCTAGGCGAGGTCGAGGGGATGCTTGCCGAGGAGCGGCACGGTCGGGTGCAGGCCGAACTGGCCAACTATCGACTGATGATGCTGCTGGCCGAACATGGCATCGCGGTGCCCGAACCCGAACCGGAGAAGGAGGACGACGATGAACCAGGTGACGAGTTGGGCGGACCGGATCTTCGGCAAAGCTAGCGCGGCGTTCATCATCGCCGGGCTGCTGCTGAGCGTCTCGGTCGCGGCGCTGGTGCTGGGCCAGAAGCAGGCGCAGGCCAACGCCGGGATTCCCGGCCCCCGCGGTCCTGCCGGTCCGGCCGGGTCACCGGGACCGGCGGGCAGTGCCGGGCTGATGGGACCCAACGGCACCCCCGGCAGTGCCGGGCCGAGCGGGCCAGCCGGGACGGCAGGCAGTCCCGGGGCCAGCGGGGCAACCGGCTCGGCGGGACGCAACGGAGCGCCGGGGACCTCCGGCCAACCTGGGAGGGTAGGCCCCGAAGGCGCACCCGGCGCGTCCGGTGCCCAGGGTGCCGCGGGAGCGCGTGGCGCACAAGGACAGCAGGGCGCGACCGGGCAGCAGGGGGCACGCGGCGCGACCGGACAGCAGGGCGCACAGGGCCAGCGTGGGGCCACCGGCAAACAAGGGGCCGCGGGTCCCGCCGGACCACGTGGCGCACCGGGCCCGCGGGGCAAGCAAGGTGTCCAAGGACCGCAGGGGCCCGCCGGTCCGTTCTGCCCGGAGGCGTTCCACCCACAGACGATCCAGATCAAGGAGAAGAGCCAGACCTACATGCTGCACGTCTGCGTGATGGGCTAACCGCCCCGCTGAGCGCCAAAGTAACGTGAGCGCGCCCAGCTACACGCTGCCCGGCAACACCCAGCTGGCGATGAGCATCGCCTGCGGGGCGGCGTTCACCGAACCGTTCTGGGTCTACCGCTCCGACGCGGTCACCCCGCTGCCGGTCGATGAGCCGGTCATCGAGATGCGCCGGGACACCAACCCCGACTCCCAACTGCTGGCCCGGCTGGATGTCACCGGCACCGCCGACGGCCTGATCCAGATCATCGCGGTCGGTCAATGGCTGCTGCACCTGGCTGCCTCGGTGACCGCCCTGATGCCCTCCGGGCGCGGCTTCTGGGACTGCTTCGGGCTGGTCGACGGGGACACCGCCAAGATCGCCTCCGGGGTGCTCACCGTCACCCCGCGGGTCACCGCCTGGCCGCCGTTGCCTGCCGGGGAGATACCGCCGGGCCCGCCGGAACCGACCGAACCGCCGCAGACCGTGGAAGCCGAACCGGCCATCGTCAACATCCGTTTCCGGGGCGGCGACGACTACTTCCTCGACCTCACTCTCACCGACCAGGACACCGGGGCCCCCGCCGACCTGAGCGGCGACATGGTCGCCGCCGACGTCTTCCACGGCGGTCAACAGCTGGGTGTGTTCACCGTGCTGTCCGTCAACGTCAACGTGATCCACCTGATGTTGGACCACACCATCACCGTGACTTTGCCGCCGGTCTGTCGGTGGGAGTGCCGCCTGAGCCTGCCGGAGGGGATCGTCACGATCGCGGTCGGGGATGTGACGGTGACTTCATGACCAACTACCGGGTAACTGCCTCTACCCCGATCGACTTCGACCTGGGCGGGACCGGCGGCGCTGGGAATGTCGACGTCTGGCCCACCTCGCCCGGCCCGCCTGGTCCACCGGGCCCGGCAGGTCCACCGGGTACGGACGGCGAGGACGGTCCGGACGTCTTCATCCAGCCGGACGAGCCGGGCACGGCACAGACCGGCGATTTCTGGGTGGACACCGATGACATGACCGGGGTCGACGGCGGCCTGGGGCAGCTGCAGGACATGACCGGGGTCGGCACCGCCGACGACCTGACCGAACCGGGCTTCTACCTGATCCACCGCACCCAGTTGCCGATCGCGATGGACGTCGCCAGCGTCGACATCGAGGGGCAGGACCCGACCGGCGTCTTGCAGGTCTTCGGCACCGGCCAGGGGGCCGACCCGTCACTGCGGCACATCAGCCAGACGTGGATCGCGGACGGCCCACACACCACCGACCTGAACAACGACGTGTGGGTGCGGCACAGCCAGCAGAACCTCTGGTCGGTGTGGACCCCGTTGTCGTTCACCGGCAATGTCAGCGCCGACCCGGATCACGTGTTCATGAACGGAAGCTACCGCGCCGCCAGCGGCCCGCTGACCGGTGAGCAGGCGATCCTGACCGTCGACCTGGCCGACTACGACTGGGTGGACGGCACCGCCACCGACACGCCGCAGGCCCAGACCCAGACCTGGACCGGGTTGACCTCCGGGCGACGCTTCTTCCGCACCTACACCACCGGGAGCACCACGCAGGCCTGGTCGCCCTGGCAGGAGGTCGGGGTGCCCGGTCTTGACCAGGCCATCGCGGACGGGTTGTACGTGAACACCACCGGGGACACGATGACCGGCGCGTTGGGGATCGCCTACGACGCCTCGTCCGGCACCATCGGCATCGTCCCCGACGTAGAGAACCCGAACGCCGACGCGCTGGGCGTCTCGTCCCCGGACGGCATCATCGTCAGTGCACCGCGTCTGCTGCTGGACTCGCAGATGCCCATGTCCACCATGCTCGGCGGCCAGCAGGACTCGCCGCTGGTGATCGCGGGCTTCGACAACTCGAACAACGCGATCCTCGGCTGGGGTGCGCCACCGGCCCTCGGCTACCAGATCAGCGCGTCGACCCAGACCGGCGTGACGATCAAGGCTGCGGGTGTCGCCGCACCTTCTCCGTGGGTGGATCTCGGCCTGTCGTTGGTGGTCGGACGCGACATCCCGGTCGGGGACGCGACGATCTCCGCCCAGATGACCCTGACGAACACCACCACCCGGACCGGGACGGTGGAGTTCGGCGTCTCGGTCAACGGGGCGGCACCGCTGACCCGCAACGCCTTCGTCAACGTCGCCGCCAACACGACGCAGACCGCTGCGCTGGCCGTGGTGAACGCCAATCCGATCACCCATGGGCAGACGCTGGCGTTGCAGGCTCGGGTGTCCGCGCAGTCGAATAACCAGTTCCAGGTCTCGATGACCGCCAGTGCGACCGACATCGCCTACTTCCGGGTCCAGGTGACCGCAGATCAGACCGTGATAGGTGTGCCTGCCGGTGGCACCACCGGGCAGGCGCTGACCAAGACCAGCGGCACCGACTACGCCATCGGTTGGGCCAACGTGGTCGGGATCGACGCGCACGGCTCAGTGCTGTCCCAAGTCTTCGGTGAACCCGCCAACCACAACGAAGGCTTCGGGCTGGGCGCAATGGCTGCCCAGACCACCGGCTCCGGCAACAACACCGCCGTCGGCAACAGCGCCCTCGCCGCGCTCACCACCGCCGTCAACAACACCGCCGTCGGCTACCTCGCGCTGGCCACCAACGCCACCGGCAACTTCAACACCGCCGTCGGTGAACTGGCGATGCAACTCTGCACCGGCCCGAGCGGCACCGCGATGGGCTACCGGGCGCTGCAGAACAGCACCGTCGCGGGCACCGCGTTCGGCATCCAGGCGCTCTGCCTGAACACGACCGGCGCTGCGAACACTGCGGTCGGCAATGCCGCCCTATCCAACAACACGACCGGCGGCAGCAACGTCGCGCTCGGCTACAACGCGCTACTCGCCAACGTCAGCGGCGCGAACAACACCGCAGTTGGCACATCCGCGTTGCAGAACGCCACGGCCACTGGCAACACCGCGTTCGGCTGGTCGGCGCTGGCCGGAGCGACCAGCAGTGGCACCAACACCGCACTCGGCTACGCCGCGATGCAGCTGTCCACGTCCGGGGGCGCGAATGTCGCAGTGGGCTACCTCGCCCTGCAGAACACGACCTCGGGCAACCAGACCGCGGTCGGTTACGCCGCGATGCAGCAGAACACCACCGGCACCGCCAATGTTGGGCTTGGCTACCAGGCGCTGAACGCCAACACCTCCGGCATCAACAACACCGCGCTCGGCTACGCCGCACTGTCTACCACCGTGACCGGCGCTAATAACGTCGCGGTGGGAGTCAACGCCCTGTCCGGCAACACCAACACCACCGGCTACAACACCGCGGTCGGCAGCACCTGCATGCAGTTGTCCAGCGGGTCGCAGAATGTCGCGGTCGGCTACGCCGCGCTGCAGAACACCACCGTCAGCAACCAGACCGCGGTCGGGCTGAACGCGCTGAAGGCCAACACCAGCGGGACGGGCAACACCGCCCTCGGATACGTCGCGCTCGCTGCGGACACCACCGGAGGCAGCAACACCGCGGTCGGCAGCAGCGCGCTGGCCGCGAACGTAGACGGCAGCAGCAGTACCGCCGTCGGCCTCGGCGCGCTGGCAGCGGTCACCACCAGCGCTTCCAATACTGCGCTCGGCTATAACGCTATGTCCGGGACCACGACGGCCAGTTCCTGCACCGCGATCGGCGTCAGCGCGTTGCAAAGCAACACCGCCACCGGGCTGGTCGCGGTCGGGCTGAACGCGCTGAAAGCCAACACCAGCGGCACCGGCAACATCGCGATGGGCTACACCACGTTGCAGGTGAATACCACCGGGGCCAGCAACACTGGGCTCGGGCACGCCGCGCTGTCCCTGAACCAGACCGGCAGCAACAACACCGCGGTCGGCATTCTCGCCTTGTCAGCGAACGTCTCCGGTGGCACCAACACCGCCGTCGGCTCCCTCGCGATGCAGAACGCCAATGGCATCGGCGGGTCGGTCGCAGTCGGCTACTCGACGCTCGCCGCCAACACTTCTGCTAGCTGCATCAGCGTCGCAGTCGGCAACAACGCCCTCAAAGCCAGCACCACCGGAGTCAACAACACCGCTGTCGGCTACAACGCGATGACCGCCGCCACCACCGCTGGCTCCATCGTGGCGGTCGGCACCAGCACCCTCGCGGCGATGCTGACCGGCAACAACAATGTCGCGCTCGGCTACAACGCGATGAACCTGTCCGACGCTTGCAGTTTCAATGTCGGCGTCGGATCGCAGGCGTTACAGAACACGATCGGCAACAGCAACACCGCGGTCGGCTATAACGCGATGCAGAACAACACCACCGGCTCCGGCAACACCGCGCTCGGCAACGGCGCGCTGTCGGCGATAGTCGCTGGCAGCAACAACAGCGTCGCCATCGGGGCGAACGCGCTGAGCACCGCCACCGCCAGCGACGGGCAAGTCGCCATCGGGATGAACGCGATGCAGATCGCCACCGCCGGGTCGGGCAGTGTCGCGATCGGCCAGAACGCGCTCTACAAGGCTTCCGGGGCGTACAACACCGCAGTCGGGATGAGCGCGCTGCAGAACACGACGACCGGCCAGCAGAACGTCGCGCTCGGCTACTACGCGGGCAACACCCTGATCGCCAACTACAACATCGCGGTAGGTGCCCAGGCGATGAGCGCTGGCGCGCCAACCGTCAACGCCACAGAGAACGTCGCCGTCGGATTCAACGCACTGAAGAGCCTTACCGACGCTGCATTCAACATCGCGATCGGCAGCAGCGCGTTGCTCGGCAACACCACCGGGGCGCAGAACGTCGCCATCGGCTGGCAGGCGATGATGAAGAACACCACCGTCGGCAGCATGGTGGCGGTCGGCTACCAGGCGCTGAACAACGCCGCTGGCGCAGTGGCCTGCACCGCGCTGGGCTACGCGGCGCTGCTCTCGGTGACCACCGGCATCAACAACACCGGGGTCGGCGACAACGCGGTACGCAGCGCCACCACCGGGGCCAGCAACACCGGGGTCGGCTACCGGCCGCTGTTCTCGCTGGTCGACGGCTCGGGCAACACCGCGCTGGGCTACCAGGCCAACTTCAGCGGCGCGTCGTTGGCCTATACCACCGCGCTCGGCTATGCCACGGTGGCCAGCGGCAACGGTTCGGTGGCCATCGGCACGGACAGCGGCGCGGCCGGGGCCAGTACCGCGGTGGCCAACCAGATCGCGCTGGGCACCGCCAACCATCAAGTGAAGATCAGCAACAACGCGACCGGCGCAGCCAGCGCCGCGCTCGGCGCGAACAGCCCGGCCACTGTGGCCGCCGCCCCCTACACGTGGTTCAGGATGACCTCTAGCGACGGCACCACCGTCTACGTCCCGGCCTGGAAGTGAGGAGACCCGTATGACCTACAACGCGAGCGTGTCGATGTCGGGCAGCACGTCGTTGCGCAACCGGTGCACCGCCGCCGCAGCCGGGGAGGGCATCGACAGCCCGGAAGGCTGGGTGGCCACCAACTGGTGGAAGCTGCTTGCCTCACCCGGTTGGACGGACCAGTGGACCTCTGCGGTGGATTCGATGACCGTCAACCAGAACCCGGACCTGGGGATGCGCGACGACGTGATCACCGACGGCAACATCCTCGCTGCCGTGCAGGCGGTCAACACGCCGTAGCAGTTTTCCCGGGCCGGAAGGCTCAGAACGGAACATCCCATGTCCCAGCCTGTGAACAACGTCCCGAACATCGAGGGTCTGATCTACCTGCTCAACCAGGTCGGGCTGGCGCTCGCCCAGGCCAACGCGCGGATCGCAGCGTTGGAGGCAACTTTGAACGAGTTCAAGGTTTCTGACAACGGGGCGGCACAACCCAGCGCCGAAACCCGGGCCGCCAGGTAGTGACCCGATGACCGCGACGAAGGTCAAGGCCCAAGACGGCTCCTGGCTCTACATCGCCTACGGGGCACAGGGTCCGACCGGTCCTGCCGGGACGCAGGGCCCGGCAGGACCGCAAGGCAGTGCCGGGCCCGCGGGGACACAGGGCGCGGTCGGTCCGCAAGGCAATCCGGGCGGGGCCGGGGGCGGTACCCAGCAGTCGGTCTGGTACTGGACCGCCGCACCCATCTCCGCAGCCCCCGCCGCCCAGCACATCGGGGTGAACACCGACCTACCCGCGCAGGCCAGCACGCTGTGGCTGAACACCCTGGACATCAACAACGTCGACTTCGCCGAGGTGCTCACCCCGCTGGCGATCGGCGATCACATCTACCTGCAACAGGCCAACAACGCCGCCTCCTGGCACCGGTACACGATCACCGTCGCACCCACCCAGGTCGCCGCCCAGCAGTACCGGGTCGGGGTGACCACCGACGCCGGGTCGCCGCAGGGCACCGAACCGGCCGACGGCGCGCAGGTGATGGTCGCCTTCCAGTTCCAGCCGTTGCAAGGTCCGCCGGGGGTTGCCGGATCCACCGGTCCGGCCGGTCCGCAGGGAGTGGTCGGACCCGCCGGTCCGCAAGGCAGCACCGGGCCTACCGGGGCGACCGGGTCAACCGGACCCGCCGGTCCCGCCGGAGTAACCGGACCCGCGGGTCCTGCCGGGGCGAGCGGTCCCGCTGGCCCGCCGGGTGCTACCGGGGCTACCAATGTCATCACCGGCACCCAGGTCGATGCCAGCGCCGTCTCGATCACCAGCACCCTCGCGGGCAGCGGTACCTCCGACGTCGGAGTCGACCACGGCATCGCGATCGGTGACGGGGCGACGGTCGATGCCCCCGCCGAGTACGGCGTCGCCATCGGCTACCGCAGCGAAGCCCGCAACTACGCCGGGCTGGCGCTCGGACGGGCCTGTGATGCCACCAACCAAGCCGACATGGCGATCGGGCTGGGCGCGGCCACGCTGCTGTCTTCCGGCACCACCAACGCGCACATCGCGATCGGTAGCGGCGCGCGGGCGGGTGAGTCCACCACCAACACGGACAGCAGCATCGCGATCGGCAACGGCGCGCAGGCCACCAAGCAGGGCGCGATTGCCATCGGCGAGATGGTGCTGGCCTGGGTCCCCGGTGCGTACAGCATCGGGATGGGCTTCCGGGTGCTCGCCTCCGGTGACAACGCGGTCGCCATCGGCTCCGGGGACGCGCTGAACAACATGGTCGCCTCCGGGGCCGACTCGATCGGCATCGGCTACCGGGCCAGTGCAGCGGGCAGTCAGGCCATCGCGATCGGCAGGGAGGCGGCTGCCCCGGACGTGGGTGCGACCGCGCTGGGCTGGCGGGCCTGGTGCGGGATATCCGGTTCGGGCGGCTACCAGGCGTTGGCGCTCGGCCCCAACGCCTGGGCGCAGGCCGACAACTCGGTCGCCATCTCCGCCACCGCCTACGGGGACAGTTCGACCGCGGCTGGGGCAGGCGCGGGCGCGAACGGTGCGAACTCGCTCGCGCTGGGTGCGAACACCTGGTCCGACCAGGCAGGTGCGGTCGCCATCGGCACCGACAATGCGGGTAACGGGGCGCAGGCGGCCAACCTCAACGATTTCGTGCTGGGCACCGCGTTGCATCACGTGCAGGTACCTGGGCTGCTCAACCTGACCCCGGAGACGAGTGCTCCCACGGTGCTGGTCAACGGCGACATCTGGGTCACCGCGGCCGGGGTGTTCGCCCGGGTCAACGGGGCCACGGTGCAGCTGTCCGGCGGTGCTGCCGCCGGGGTCGCGCCGATCACCTTCTCCGCCTCGGGGGCGGTGAGCGTCAAGGTCGGCGAGCCGCGGATCTACCTGCCGGTGGCCCGCACCATCTCCTACGTGATCGCCAGCCTGGGCACCGCACCGACCGGCGCGGCAGCGATCGTGGACGTGAACCGCAACGGCACCACCATCTTCACCACCCAGGCCAACCGGCCCACCATTGCGGCCGGGACGAACGCGGACCTGTCCTCCACCCCGGATGTCACCGCGCTGGCGGCCGGGGACTACCTGACGGTGGACATCGACCAGGTCGGTTCCACGTTCGCCGGGTCGGGGCTGACCGTGCAGATCGGACTGGCCTGAGATGAGCCTGCTGTTCTGCGACGGGTTCGACACCGGGGACTACCTGAGCAAGTGGAGTTCCTACACCGTCAGCGGCACACCGACCACCACGCCGTCAACCAGCAGCCCGTTCAGCGCAGGCAAATCGCTCAACTTCGCGGGCACCGCTAACGGGCAGTGGTCACGGCTCTCGCAGACGATTCCCGCTGTCGTAACCGTCTACATCGGGTTCGCGATAAACGTCATGGTGCGTCCCTCCGGGAGCAACGGGGACCAGGCGGTCCTGCATCTGCTCGGTGACGGTGGAACAACCAGCCACGTCGAACTCTGGATACCGATATCCGGTCCATTCCAGTGGCGGCGTGGCGGCAACGCCACACCACTTGGCTCGTTCACCACGCCGATGGCGAACAACCAGTGGTACTACGTCGAGGCTCGCATCACGATCAGCGACACCATCGGTGAGATCACCTGGCGGGTGGACGGCAACGTCGATGGCAGCCTGACCAACATCGACACCAAGAACGCGGGCACCAACACCAGCTTCGACACGGTGCAAATCGGCTGGACCACCTCTACTGGGTCAGGCACGCCCGGCACCATGCTGATTGACGACTTCTACGTCGCCGACACCAGCGGCTCCCGCAACAACTCCTTCCTCGGTCCGATCCGCATCCAGACGCTGTCCCCGAACGCGGCAGGCTCCGACACCGGGTTGACCCCAACGGCGGGTTCCAACTACCAGAACGTGTCCGACCAGAACGCCTCGTCTTACAACTACTCCGCAGTGGTCGGCACCCGGGACAGCTACAACCTGCCCGACCTGGCAGTCGGCACCAGCGCCGTGCTCGCCGTCCGCAACGTTGTCACTGGACAGAACAGCGACGCCGGGGCAGGTGGTTTCAAACCGGTGGTGCGCTCCGGCGGCACCATCTACTACGACCCCACCGTGACCGTCGGCGCGACCAGCAAGGTGTATTCCCAGGCGGTGCGGGAGACCGACCCGGCCACCAGCGCAGCCTGGACGGTGGCGGGTGTGAACGCGCTTCAGGTGGGGGCTGAGGTGTCGTGACCGACCGCCGGGTTGTTGAGGACTACGCCGAGGTCGTCGTCACCCAGGCCAGCACGCCCCGGCTGGTGGAGGACTACGCGGAGGTGCCCACCCAGGCAGGCACCCCCCGGTTGGGCGAGGACTACGCCGAGGTGGTCACCGTGTGGCAGAAGATGCGGCTGTTGACCGAGTGCTACGCCGAAGTGGTCACCACCGGCAGCTTCGCGCAGCCATACGCGGGGTGGTCCTGATGTCGCTGGTGTTCGTCAACGGCTTCGATGACCAGATGCACTCCGCAAGCCAGTTCGGCAACTATCCGCCCGCCTTCGACACCACCCGATTCCGCACCGGCACCACCAGCATGCAGATCGGTACGAACAACTTCAACTCCTACATGATCTTGCCGATCCCTGGCGGTGGGGACGCCACGGTGGTTACCGGCTTCGCGGGCTTCTTCCAAAATCTCGCGGATATCGTCTGCCTGCTCGCCATGTTCATGTCCGATAACGCCGCTACCGCCCACGTCTCGGTCACGATGGCCCCGTCCACTGGGGTACTGAACGTCTACCGGGGTACTCCATCAGGGACGCTGCTCGGCACTACCACACTGTCTGGCGCAGCTATCGCCACCAACACATGGGGCTATTGGGAGATCAAGTGCGTGCTCTCCGACACGGTCGGTGAGGTGCATGTCCGCTATAACGGCAGCCCGGTGCTGGACCTGACCGGGGTGGACACCAAGAACGCGGGCACCAAGACGATCATCGACTCGGTTACTTATCCGCAGGGCAGTGGTTTCAGCAACCCGGCGATGAACATTGACGACTTCTACTTGCTCACCGGCACCGGCACCCCCAACGACTTTCTCGGCGACTGCAAGGTCAGCACCCTCTACCCGAACGGTGACGGCAGCTTCTCCCAGCTGCTCGGCAGCGACGGCGACCAGGTGTCCAACTTCGCGTTGGTCAACGAGGTCGGTGCGCCGGTCGTCAGCAGCTATGTCGAGTCGGCCACCCCCGGCCAGCGGGACTTCTACCAGATGCAGGATCTCGCGCTGGTCGCGAACGCCACCATCCTCGGCGTACAGGTCACCGGCTGGTGTTCCAACGCCGACGGTGGGGCCGGGCGCAGCGCGGTCCTTGGAGTGCGGCAAGGCGTGTCCGAGGCGCTGTCGGCCAATCAGGCGCTGACCGGTGCCACGTTCCTGGCAGCGCGCGGCGTGTTCGCCGTCGACCCTGGCACCGGGGTGGCCTGGAACCAGGCTGGCGTCAACTCCGCGCAGGCCGGGGTGCAGGTGGCGTGAGCTACGTCAGCGAGGTGCTGGCCGATTCCCCGACCGCCTACTTCCGGTTGGCTGAGAGCACCGGTAACCCGCTCGACTCCTCCGGGCACGGCTTCGCCATCGGCGCGTCGCAGACCGCCAACTGCCTGCGCGGGCTGCACAGCCTGGTCGGTGACCCGGCCGACGCCGCCTGGTACTTCACCGACAACAACACCCTCTACGTCGGGATCACCTACAACACGATCTTCGACGCCAACCCGGACACCAGCGTCGAGATGTGGTTCCGCTCGACCAGCACCCTCGCGGGCCAGCAGCAGTGGTTGGCCGGGCAGTCATCCAGCGCCCAGTTCCAGCTGTATCTGCTCAACGGCCGGGTCACTTGGGTCACCTTCCTGTCCGGCGGCAGCAGCAACGCGGGCGTGGCCGGGAGCATCGACCTGCGCGACGGCAACCGGCACCACGTCGTCGGGGTGCGGTCCGGGTTGACGGCGCTGCTCTACGTGGACGGCGTGCTGGTCGGTTCCCAGTCCTTCGCCAGCATGAAGACCACCCAGATCAACACCTACAACTTCGGTGGGCACCCGTCCAATTCGGTCAACGTGTCCGCCGCGGTGATAGACGAGTACGCGCAGTACAACAGCGCGCTGTCCGCGGCCCGGGTGCTGGCGCACTACAACGCCGCACTGCCGATGCAGGCCGACCGGCTCCGTGATGCCCGCTTGGCGGGGGCGGTGCTGTCCGTGAGCGGGTCAAAGGCGCGCACCGGGCGGCTCTCGATGCAGGTGTTGTCCGGCCCGCCGCAGAAGATGCGCACCGGCCGGGTCTCGGTGCAGGTGCTCTATCAACAACCGGTGGCGGCGGCCACCGGGCTCGCCGACGGGTGGGGTGTCCAGATCTGAGCACGCTGGCATAGCGGTCCGCCCGGCGGCGAAGTAATGCAGCCGAGGAGGAGCCGATGCAGGCCGTGGTACCGCCGTCGAAACCCCCGATCGCGCAGGTCGGTGCGCCCACCCCGAGCACCGCGGTACTGCCCGGGCAGGCCCCGACGGTGGCCGTGACCGGTGGCCAGCCGCAGCCGCGGGCGGTGGTCATCACCCCCGGCGGACCGGTGGCAGTGGCCAACGCACCGGGTGGCGGGTCGGCCTGGGACGTCAACGCCACCCACTGGCGAGGACCGTGGATACCCGGCTCGCAGTACGCCCTCTACGACCTGCTCACTTACCAGAACCGGCTCTGGATCTGCACCGCCGCCACTCACACCGACGTGTTCTCCACCGGTTACTTCACCGAGATCGGCGCGATCCACACCGTCACCGGCCAGCTGCAAGCCGCCGACCCGAGCCTGCCCGCCGACCTGGTCACGCTCGCCTACTTCCAGGCTCATCCGGGTGGCCCGCCCGGACCACCCGGCCCGCCCGGGCCGCCCATCCCGGGGCTGCCCGCCGCCCCGACGGTCACCCCGGAGCAGGTCGGCTACGTCTACTACGACACCACCGACGACATGCTGATGTGCTGGAACGGAACCAGCTGGGAAGGCATCGCGCTGTTGGAACCGGCCCCGCCCTACACCGGGACCGCCCAGACCGGCGACTTCATCGTCTGGGATTCCACCAGCAACTCCTTCACCTTCCAGCCGCCAATGCTGCCCTCCTACACGCATCGGCAGTCCACCCCGGCCACGGTCTGGACGGTGATCCACTACCTGGGCTTCCGGCCGAATGTGACGGTGGTCGACTCGGCGGGCACCGAGGTGATCGGCGACGTGCTTTACGTGGATGACAACACCGTGCAGTTGACCTTCTCCGCGCAGTTCGCGGGTGAGGCGTACTGCTCCTAGCTAGGAGACCGTGGTGCCCAATTTCCTGGTTCCCCTCGACCTGAACAAGAACGAACTGCGCCAGGCGGCGGTGCAGAACCTGACCAGCGCGCCACCCACCCCGGTCAAGGGGCAACTCTGGTACGACTCCACCAACAACATCCTGAAGTGGTGGGACGGCACCTCCTGGCAGCAGGCGATGGCCGGGGCCGGGATGTCGTTGTCTTCCTCGGCGTCCACCCAAGCGATCGGGGATGCACCTGTCGGTGGTGTCTCCTCACAGGCCAGCGCCGGGGACCACAAGCACGGCATGCCTGCATTCGGTGGCTCGGTAACGGCAGAGACGAGCTACGGCCTCGCATCGAACGTAGGCGCAGCGACCACCATCGCACGCTCGGACCACACGCACGGCACGCCTGCTGCTTCGGCGAACACGAAGCAGGTTCCCAGTACCTGGGGCACCATCACCACGTCGGGTGCGGCGGCGGTAGACACCAGCTACCTGGTGACTGTATCGGCGAATATCACGATCACGTTGCCGACCACCCCGGCGTCGGGCAGCGCCATCGGATTCATCCGCAACGACATCAACTCGGCCAACACCGTCATAGTTTCTTGCGGCGGTGCTGATTTGTTCCGTACCTCGGGCAGCACAGGCGGCGGCACAGGTAACCAGTACAACCTGCTGAACAACAACGAAATGCTGGTGTTCGTTTATAACGCCGGGTTCTGGCACCTGCACGGGCAGAGCCTGCCGCCCGCAGGTACCGCCAACCAAGTGCTCACCAAGAACAGCATTACTCCTTACGACGTGATCTGGGCGACCCCGGCAGCCGGAGTGAGCCCGGCGACCACGGTGCAGACCGAGGCGGTCGCGGATGCGGGCCAGGTCGGCACCGCCGCCACCTACGCCCGGGAGGATCACCGGCACCCGATGCCCGCCACCTTCCCGCCCAGCGGGACGGCAGGCGGCGACCTGGCCGGGTCGACCTACCCGAACCCGGTCATCGCCAACGGCGCGGTGACCAGCGCGAAGATCCTGGACGGCACCATCGCCACCACCGACCTGGCGTTCACCCCGATCCAGTCCGGCGGTGCGGCCGGTGGTGCACTGACCGGCACCTACCCCAACCCGACGCTGGCGAACAACTCGGTGAGTAGCGCGAACATCACCGACGGCACCATCGTGGTCGCCGACACCGCCACCGCCTTCGACCTGGGGGCACTGGCCACCGCACACCCCACCAGCACCGACGTCGCGCTGAACAACCACAAGATCACCGGGCTGCTTGACCCAGCTGCCGCGCAGGACGGCGCGACCAAAAACTACGTCGACAACACCGTGCAAGGCCTGGACGCGAAGCAGTCGGTGAAGGCGGCCAGCACCGCCAACCTCACCCTGTCCGGCACCCAGACGGTGGATGGCATCGCGTTGATCGCCAATGACCGGGTGCTGTGCAAGGACCAGACCACCGTGGCCAACAACGGCATCTACGTGGTAGCGGCCGGGGCTTGGGTCCGGGCCACCGACATGGATGCCTGGACCGAGGTGCCTTCGGCCTACACCTGGGTGGAGCAGGGCACCGTCAACGGTGATACCGGTTGGCTGTGCACCGCGGATCAGGGCGGCACGCTGAACACCACCGCGGTCACCTGGACGCAGTTCTCCGGCGCGGCGCAGATCAACGCCGGGAACGGACTGACCAAGACCGGCAATACCATCGACTTCGTCACCGGGGACACCAGCCTCACCGTCGCCGCCGACTCGGTGATCGTGAACACCGCCGTGATCGCCACCGTGGCCAGCGTGACCACCGCGACCACCGGCATGGTGAAGAAATACGCAAGTGCGCTGGCGGGCAGTGTCGCCTATGCGACCGGTGAGGTGTTCTTGCACAACCTGAACACCCGCGACATCCAGGTCTCCGTGATCAACAACAACTCGCCGTGGAACGCCATAGAGGTGGATTGGGAGGCCACCGACACCACCCATGCCACCATCCGCTACAACTCCAACGTCATCAACCCGGTCGGCTATCGCGTGGTTATCACGGGCTAGCCGTGAACCTCATCCAGTGGCTGCTGCTGGGTTGGGCGGTGACGATCGTCGCCATCGTGGTGGCCTGGTCGGTCTTCTTCCGCCGGAGGAAATGAGATGCGCACGCTGGGTATCACCAATGCTGCCGCGTACTCCTCGGCACCGGCCGTCGGCTCGAACGGCGACATGTACTGGAATACCGCCAACAGCACGCTCTACGTCGCGCAGGGTGGTGCCTGGGTGGCGTGGCCGACCGGTGGCGGTGCGAACCCTCTCCCACCCGGAGGTGCATTCACTTCCGTACTGACCAAGAAGAGCGCCGCTGACTACGACGTGAACTGGTCGGTCTCGGCAACCGGCCCACAGGCTAATTCGTGGATGGCCCGTGACGCTAATGGCAACGCCCAGGTGGGTACCGCGTTGGTGGCGGCCGACATCGCTAACAAGGGTTACGTCGACCTGCTCGACGGCGGCACCAAGAACGCCGCGTTCGGGGCCGTCGCGAACACCTTCTACCGGCTCAACGCTGCCGCCAGCCTGGGTAGCTTGGCGATCACACTGCCGACTATTCCCGCTGACCGAACTCGGATCCGGCTCTTCCGGCAGGACAATAACTTCTACTCGACCTCTTGGACGGTCACCGCTGGCGGCAGCGACACGATCATCGGCGGGCAGACCAACACCACCTGGACCGTCGGCGGGCAGAACGCCTACGTCGAGTTCACCTACTACGCCGCGAACACCAACTGGGCCGTCACCAGCGTCGGCTGGCAGGGCCTGGGCAACGTCAACTACGCGGCGGTCGGTGCCGCCTTCAACCCGTCCATCATGCTGCGGGATTCCAGCGGTCGCTCGCAGGTATCCGACTTCCCGGCGTCCGGCACCGAAATCGCCAACAAGAACTACGTGGACGGGCGGGTCTACACCATCACGGCGGCAACCGCGACCTTGCAGAACCGGGACACCATCGAGGTGGACTGCACCAGCAACAACGTCACCGTCACCTGTCCGGCCACGGCAGGCAACGTGTACACGATCAAGCGGATCGACAACACATCGAACACCTGCACCGTCACCATGACCACCGGGCTGATCGACGGTGACGCCAACCTCTACCTGGTCGGCCAACACGCGAGTGCCCAGTTGGTGTGCGACGGTGCGGCTAATACGCGAATCACTTCCGGTTACGGTGTCGGCAGCGCCGCCTCGCCAGCGCCTTGGCAGCCGAACATCTGGCAGGTCCACAACGGGCAGCAGGTCACCAGCATTATCAATGGTCAGTGGAACGGGCCGTTCACCGGTTGGGCGAACGTCACCCCCGGCGGCGGTCAGCCCATCGCCCCGCTAGTTGGCGGCGCGGCCACCGTCAACGCAGCGAACGACGGCGCGCTGCTGCTCATCAACTTCACGATCTGCTGGGCGAACAACACCACCGGTCGGCGGATACTTGCCGTCTTCATCAACAACAGCGAGGCGAACCGTACCGACTTGCCTTCCCCCCTGACGATGGCCCAACAGGTCACGCACATCTACCGGGCCGCTGCCGGGGACGTGATCGACCTGCGGGTCTGGCAGACCACCGGAGCGAACCTCGCCCTGAACCCACAAGGCGCAGGGCACTGGATGCAGTTCGCACGGATCGGTTAGCGATGCCCACCATTTACGGCCCCGGCACCGTCCCAACTCCCATCCTGCGCGTTTACACGGCGAGCACGACGTGGAACAAACCCGCCAACATCAAAGCGGCCCGGGTGCGGCTGGTCGGCGGTGGCGGTGGCGGTGGTGGCTGCACCGGGGCGGCGACCGGACGGGCTGCGGGCGGTGGCGGCGGCGGCGCAGGTTACGCAGAGGATTTCATCCCCGCCGCAAATCTGACCGCCACCGTGACGGTCACGGTCGGCGCGGGTGGCACCGGGGTGAGTGCAGCGAGCGGCAACCCCGGATCGGCTAGCTCGTTCGGCGCTCTGGTCGCGGCCAACGGCGGTGGAGCAGGCAATCAAGGTGGCACGGCGAGCACGGCCAACTCCTCCGCACAGGGCGGGGTATCGGGTTCCGGCACGGCAGGTGCCATCCAGATCGCCGGACAGCCGGGCTTCGGCGGCGTCACCATCGGCTCGCCGCCGTCACTGTCCGGCGCGGGCGGCTCCTCACAACTGGGTGGCGGCGGCAGAGGCCTCGTCGCGGTCGGCGGTGGCGGTGATGGGCAATCTTACGGCGGCGGCGCATCCGGGTCGCTTTCCTCCACCGCGAACACTGCCGGTGGAGCGGGCGGTCCCGGGGTGGTGATCGTGGAGGAGTTCTACTAACTGCCCCAGGCAGGCTGCTGGCTGCGAAGAAGCGAGGAGGCCCCGATGTCGCGCAGGAACAACTTCCACCGCACCGCCGCCTCGATCGCCAACGGCATCGAAGACGATCCGAACTACGACTACCAGGTCGGTGAGTCGGTCATCGCCGACGGTTATCCGGGCCGGGTGATCGCGGTCTACGACGGGCTGTTCAACGGCGCGGAGACCTACGAGGTGCGCCTGGACCATGGCGTCGGCGGCGGGCAGTACCTGGCCAGCCAGATCAGCAAACCGGGTGAGGACCTCAACGCGGCCGGGGCGTTGACCGCGGCCCTGGATGAGGTGTCGGCCGCCGCGGAGGCCTCCGGCGGCTCCGACGCCAGCTTCTACTACCCGGAGTTGGGCTCGATCCTGTCCGAACGGCTGCCGCCGGAGAACCTGCACGTCTACGCGGCGCTGCGCTCCCTCGGTGGGGTGGACGCGCCGCTGGACCAGGACTGGGAGGACAACCCGAGCCTGGGTGGCACCCAGACGCTGGACCCGCAGCAGGACAAGATCGACCGCAGCCAGGAGGAAGCCACCCCGGCGACCGAGGATCTGGGCCAACCGGACACCTGCGCCTGGTGCGGCAACCAGAGCTTCGAGGACTTCCAGGACACCGGGCGCGGGGTACGGGCCCGGTGTGCGCAGTGCGGCGGCACGATGGCCAAAACCGACGACGGGATCCAGTGGCAGCCGGAATTCCCGAACTCCTCCGCCAACGCCCCGTCCCGGCAGGGTGACCCGCGGGCGGTCATCAACGACCCGCGGGCGGTGCACGCCAAGTTCGATGAGTACGCGGGGATGGAGCCGGACGAGCGGGCCGCCTATGACGCGTTCAACGCCCACCTGGACAACCCGCGTTACCCGCACATGGAAGCGTTGATGCAGCACCACGTGGTCAACGACTACGGCGACCTGGACGACGCGGGGGAGCAGGAGTACCGCCAGCACCGCAAGTGGTATGACGCCCGGCAGGACGAGGAGGACACCTGGTCCACCAAGGGACTGGAGCACTACTCGGTGCTGCAGGTGCTCGGCTACGACGAGGAACCCGACCCCGACTCCCTGCAGTGCGACTTCTGCGGAAAGTACAAGCACGAGGACGACTTCCGCGAAACGCCAGGGGGTAAGTACATCTGCTCCTCCTGCCTGATGGACAATCCGGAGGCCATGCGGCATCACCTTGATGCCTCGCTGCACAGGGCGGTGAACGGGCCGGAGGAGATCCCGCCCGAGCCCGGCACCGCCCCGATCCCGGAGGGCCATGTCCGGCTCTTCCACTACACCTCACCGGACGCGCTGCCCTCGATCCGGGAGCACGGCCTGGTTCGGGGTCATGCCCGCGGGCACACCTACGGCGAACCGGATCAGGTGTGGGCGGCGGCCGGGGTGCCCAGGGCCGACACCTTCCATGACCGGGCCTACGTCGAGTTCCACGCCGACCCGAGCCGGGGCAAGGATCTGGACATCGGTGAGCACTACGGCCAGGGCGGCTCGTTGCAGAACCACATCGAGCACCTGGAAGGTCACCGCTCCCACGTCACGCTGCGCGGTGACGTGCCGCCCTCGCAGATCGTGGCCATCCACGAACCCTGGCACCAGGGCTACCACTATCTGAAGAACAACTACCGGGACGAGGTCAAGGCGGGCGAGTACGACTGGGTCCACGACGACCCGGGCACCGAGGCCCAGTACGGCCGGGCGCTGCGCAAGATCAAGGCCGAGGGCACGGTGCATTCGGCCACCCTGAATGCCGCCGCCACCGCCGAGGCCGGGTACCCGATCTTCACCGGGTTGCCCGCACCGGACCCGCCGCAGGTCGGCTTCGAGTTCACCGCCTCCTGGGCGGACGTGCGTCGCAAGGGTGTCCGGCTCCGCAAAGAAGGCAAGGTTCGGGTGCTGGCCGCCAATTCGACCGGTGCGGTCGGTGAGGTACAGGGCGACACGGCAACCTACGAGACCGAGTTCTCTTACCTGCCGAGCACCCGCCGGGTGGCGTACTGGCATTGTGGCTGCCAATGGAGCGCCTGGGCCAACGTGGAACGCACCCCGCCGTACAAGCGGTTCCAGAACCGGCCGTGCAGCCACAACATGGCGTTGCGGTTCACGGTCGCCTCGAAGGGCATGTTCGGCCGCGAGGTCGAACCGGACACCGAACGGCTACCCGGCCAGTACCAACGCAGCCCGATACAGACCGAATACCAACGGCCCACCGAACATGCCCCCGGCCGGGGTTTGACCCGCCGTACCGTGCCGCCGGGCAATGTGCGCACCGAGTGGACACCGCGCTCCCGGGTCCGGATCAAGGGCAGCCTGGTCGAGCCGGAGCTAACCCCGGCGCACGAGTGGGCCAGGCTGGCACTGGCCGCAGGGACCTCCCCGGCGGAGGCCCTGACGGCCCTCAGGGCCACGGGAATGACCCACCAGGCCGCCAGGGAGTCGTTGACCTGGGCGGTTGCCTCCGAGACCGCCGCGACCGTGCTGGTGGACGGCGTGGTGGCCCGGTTAGTGCATGTCGAACCAGGCGGGGATTGCACCCTGGCCGACGGTCGGGTGGTTCCGGCCGGGATGGTGCATTTCGCCGCCAAGAAGGACGACGACGAGAACGAGGATGACGATGAGGAGGAGGCCACCACCGACCCGATGGGTGGGGCCGCCGAACCCGGCACCGACATCCCGCGGTTGGACGAACGGGACCAGTCGGACGCGAAACAGAAGAAGAAGCACCTGCTGCACCACACCAACGACACCCGGATGCACGCCCCGGACTGGGGGTACGGGATGCCGTGGGGCGGCAACTACGTGTGGTGTCCGCAGTGTGAGGGCTCCGGCTGCGGGCACTGCGGCGGCACCGGCCAGGTGCAGGTCGGGGCGGCCCCCACCGACGCGGCCGGGGGCGGGCCCGGTGACCTGTCCGCCACCACCGACCCGGTCGGCGATGAGAGCCCGGACGCCGGGGACATGCAGCAGTCCGACCCGATCGGGGCGACCAGCGCCAGCCTGCACACCGCCAGCTACGACAACTACTCGCTGATGCCCGGCAACCCGGCGCAGCTGTACCAGTCGACTACCCCGCATTCGGACTCACCGAACCCGGCTTCCATCGGTTGGGCGACCTCCGCCGACCCGGGTAACTGGTCGGATTCGGCGGTGTCCTCCGGGTTCACCCATTGGGACGCGGCGGCGCACGGGGAAGCCGTTTCAAACGGTTATGATGATGTCGGCGAGGTCAGGCATGGCGCGTCTGGGCTGGGCGAGGCATGGCAAGGCAGGCAAGCGAGTAACGGAGGATCGCCCCAAAGCGATCCTCCGACTCATGCCGGTCTGTGTTTGAAGGCGGGCGATACCGGTCGGGTCCTGATGATCCAACGCAGTAATCATGATCCGGACGACCCGGCCGCGGGCACTTGGGAATTCCCCGGCGGCAAGTTGGAGGACGGCGACCAGACCTCGCTGCACGGTGCGATCCGCGAATGGGAAGAAGAAGTCGGCCAGGCCTTCCCGCCCGGCGGGCATCTGACCGGTGTGCATCGCAATCGCAATTACGTGCTGCACATGGTTCACGTCCCGGAAGAATCGGCGGTCTCCTTCAAGGACGGCCGGGCCACCCTCAACCCGGACGACCCGGACGGCGACGACCATGAGCAGGCCGCCTGGTGGACAATTCAGCACGCGAAGGCCAACCCGGCGTTGCGCCGGGAGGTGAAATCCACCCCCTGGGACGAGATCAAGAAGGCGGCGAGTGTGACTCCGGTCACATCGGTGAGGGGTAACGGGGTCGGGCCGACATATGAGCAGCTGAGCGATACAACCGCCGCGTTGGAGAGCCCGCGGGAGAAGGCCACCGACCCGGACTGGAAGATCGGGTTCACGCACGCCATTGACGACCAGCCCTACCAGCTGCCCGACTACGAACAGGGTGAGGGCGGCTACATCCGCGCCACCCGGTACGCGCAGGGTTACCAGGAGGGCCGGGAGTCGCAGGGCCAGAAGTGGGGCAAGCAGGCCGCCACCCACCCCGAAGGCGAGTCCCCGCCGGTCCTGGACGTGCAACGCTCCCTGGACCAGGCCCGCGAGCAGGAGGCCGCGGCGCACCAGGACGATGTGAAGTATGCGGTGAACTGGGAGCCGCTGCACCGCTCTGACATCCCCCCGGCCGAGCACCACGGCTGGATGTTCATGGAGAACAACCCGGGCACCACCTTTCACGAAGGCCAGCCGCAGTCCTCGGTGCTGAGCCGGTACAAGCACGGCATCAGCCGTGTCAGCATCTACCTGGGCCCGGACGGCGGGGCCTACCGGCCCTACGAGCGGCGTGACGGCAGCCACGCCTTCGAGGGCCCGTTCAGTGCCCGGCAGCAGCTGCAAACCAAGGTGCCCTGCCACCACATGGACGCCGACGGGTCCACCAGCACCCATCTGCACAGCCACTACGACCAGCTGGCCGAACTGGGGGCCGAACCAGGCACCGCCTACGACACCAACTATCAGATCGAGCGCAACCGGCGGCTGCGCGGGGCCGGGTTCGACGTGGTGTCCACCTTGAACGAGGAACCGGAACCGGCGTTGCCGTCCACCGACGGGACGACCGAGGAGATCGGCGAACCGGGACCGGAGCAGCAGGTCGAGCATGCCGCGCAGCCCGGTATCGAGACGATGCGTGAGCAGCCGTGGGGCTACCCGGAGGACAGCCCGCCGTTCATCCCGGAAGGCGACGACCGGGGCCTGACCGACGACACCGACAACAACGACGCGTTGCGCATCCAGGGTGCGGTCGACCCGGTGGTCGCCGCGTTCTGGGCGACCTCCGGCGGGCAGGCACTGATGCACGATGCCCCGCCGCCGCCGCAGAGCGAACGGCAGCGGGCGATGAACGGCTCGGGTGGGTCACGGGCCGGGGCGGAGTACTCCGATGCGCAGATCGCCGCTGCGGCCCGCACCGTGTTGCAGAAGGCGGCCGGGAAGGACTTCACCTTCGCCGAGCAGCAGGCGCTGATCAACGAGAACCTGACCGGCCGGGCCCGTAACTTCACCGACCTGCAGGTGCAGGGCACCCACTACGAGCATCTGCTCGATGACGGGGAGCATTCGTTGGAGGACGAGACGCTGTTCCTATGAGGCGGTTGATGGCCTGGACGCTGGAACCTCATCAGGACGGCTCCTGGGCGGTGTTGCACGGGGAACGGCTGGCGATCGAGGGGCTGAGTCGGGCCCGCGCGATCCGTTACGTGCGGGTGCACCGCCGGGCCGGGGAGAAGGTGAACCAGGCCGCACCGGACGGTTACCGCAGCGACATCACCGGCCAGTTCATCCGTTGAGTTCTGCCTGACCGGCGACTACGCCCGCGAAGTCACGGGCGGAGGAGGTGCCGGTGTTCCGACGGTTCGGTGCGGCGCAGGTGCTGGCCGCGGCCAGCGGGGCGATCCCCGGCTTGGCCAAGGACGCGCACCGGGCGGTGTTCCACTACGTGCCCCGGGAGGGTTACCTCTACGTCCGGTCGCGGGCCATCTCCTCGCGCACCAACGACAACTGGGACTGCTTCCCGGCCGAGGAGATCGCCAAGTCCTACCAGACGTTCATCGGCCGTCCGGTGTTCGTCAATCACGTCAACGAGGACCACCGGCACGCCCGCGGGGTGGTCATCGACGCGGCCCTGCACCGGGACCGCAACCCGGACGGCTCCCCGGATACCTGGTGCGAATGTTTGATGGAAATCGACGCGATCCGGTTCCCGAAGCTGGCCCAGGCCATTCTCAATGGTGATATCGACCGGACTTCCATGGGCACCGATGTGGCGATATCCACCTGCTCGTTCTGCGGCAACAAGGCCACCACCCCGCTCGAATACTGTGCACATATTCCCGGCAAGAAGGGCAAACGGATCAGGCGGCGCAACCCGGACGGCCGGTTCGAAGACGTGTTGGTATTCGAAATTTGCAGTGGCCTGTCCTTCTTCGAGAATTCACTGCTTGTTGAACCTCCGGCAGATCCGACCGCCTACTTCCTGGACCGGCCGGTACTGGGTCCTGGATTGGAACATCTACAGCAGAAGGTGGCTTCGTTGGAGGCCGTTCTTAGTGAACGACCTGCAACGAATCTTGCCAGCCTCGCCACGCCTCGTCATGCCAGGCCGCGCCTCACCACGCCCAGCCACGCCTCGACCTTGCCGCTTCAATATACCGCTTCAAACGGTATCAACCCCTACCACCGGCAGGGTGACGACGACCCCTGGTTCCAAGGCAACGACAAGCCCAAGACCCCGGAGCAGATCGCCGCCGACAAGGCCAAGGGCCGGGAGATGGGTGAGCGGCTGTGGGAGGGCTTCCACCAGGTCATGGATCCGGGCAGCACCCCGGAGAGCCGTAAGTCCACCCGCAATATCGGGGTTATGAATGATCTTCAGGGATTGGGATACCAGCCGCACCACATCAAGTTCGACCCTGACGATGACGATCACCCGTACGCGCATATCGAAGGCCCGCGCGGTTGGTATGCCATTGACCATTCCGGGCCGCATTTGGAGATTCGGCACCAAGCGACCGGTGACGAATCACACGATTTGATTGATTTGCAGCATTACGATCGGGAGACCCGCAACCAGCATCGGATGCCCGGTTACGGACCGGCCGAAGCCGAACAGGATCTGCACCACTGGGTCAACGGCGACCCGGAAGAGACCGGCGGGTACGCCGCCCACCTGGAACAACACGACCCCCGCATCCGGCGGTGGCAGCAGCGGCACCGGGCCGGGATGGAACGGCGGATGTTCGCCGAACACCCCTCCGGCTACCGGGCCGAATGGACCGGCGGCAACCGGTACCACATCTACGAGGGCGACCAGCCGGTCGACTCACCGCCGTTGCCCGGCTACTCCGACGCGATGTCTTCCAGCGAGGCCGCTGCCAACCGGGACCGGTTCGGCCAGCACCACCTCGAACGTGGCCTGCACAAGTGGGTACGGGACAACGGCGCGGAGTACATGTCCTTCAACCACCCCGAGATCGAGCCGATGAGCTACGCCGACCGGGCCCGGATGCGGGACCTGGACCGGCGGCAGGGGGCCAGCAAGGCCGAAGCACCACCGATGAACACTCTGCCTGACCTGCCGGTGGCCCGACGGCGGACTACCAAGATGAGCGAGGAAGAGTTCGACGCACACCTGGCCAACGTGCGTAGCGTCTACCGCAGCCACGGCGAGAACAACGAGCACCCGGACGGGCAGCCGATGTTCTACAAGGCCCCCAGCAAGAAGATCACCGAGACGCTGCCGCGGACCGAGCAGGTCCAGCACGCCGCCCAGCACGGCTACATCCAGGGGCAGGCCAAACGCTGGTCGGCGGCCAACCCGTTGAGCGCGGAGAAGTTCGTGACCTCCTGGAACGGGTTGAGCCGGGCGCAGAAGGCACACGCGAAGGTCTGGTACGCCAAGGAACACGACACGCTGGCCAGCGAGACCAAGCACATCAACCGGGCCCGCACCGAGCAGGGATTCCACCCCATCCACCCGCTCACCCTCAACGCCATCAACACGATCTCCTCGGCCGGGACCGAATACCACCAGCAGAAGGCGACCGCGCACGCCATCGCCGTCTCCGACGACCCGTACGGCAAGGACTACGCGGGCGGCGGCTACCACCTCAACGGCGCGGCCCGCGGCCAGATCCGGCGGCTGCTGGACGGGGCCGAACCCACCGAGGTGATCAGGTCGAACAAGTTCTCCGACTTCCACCGGCACATCGCCAACTCCGGCGACCAGGGAGAGAAGCGGTACGTCATGGACCGGCAGACCTACGCGGCAGGGTCCGGCAACATGCCCGACTACGCCTGGTACCACCACATCTCCTCGCAGCTGGGCAACAAGGGCGGCTACGAGGCCGCCCAGTCGGTGGCCCGCACCGCGCACGACATGATCGGCAAGCAGGACCGTCGCAAGTACCGTTCCGACCACCTGCAAGCAGGCTGGTGGTACGCCGGGCAGCAGCGGCAGGCCGCCGATGAGAACGAGACCCGGCGCACCGTGACCACCCGGTTGCGGTCCAAGCAGGGGCTGGCGGCGACCAACAAGTCCAAGCTGCACGACCTGCTTTCCCACCACCATGGCCGCAAGACCGCCGACGCGATCGTCGGGGCGTTGCCCACCTCCTCGCTGACCTCCGCCGCGATGGTGCAGGCGTTGGCCTATAACGAGACAAAAGCCCCACAAGACGTCGACACGCTGCGTGACGAGCGGTGCGCGATCTGCGGCAACGACACCGCCTTCGACGGCCGGGAATGCCTGGTCTGCGGTTACCTCGCGCCACCGAAGGCGCTGGGTGACCCGGATGTGGACAAGGCCCGACACCTTGACGAATTGAAACGGTCGGTCGATGACGCGCTGCTCGACGTCGACCCGTCCCGCAAGGGAGCCGACTTCGAGGCCGGGGACACCGAGGACGTGCAGGCGCAGGTCGCCGGGGAGGGCGGCCCGTCCACGTTGGGTTGCCCGGTGTGCGGGATGGAGTACGAGTCCGGCGCACCGACCACCGAGGGCGGGCAACCGGAAGGCCCCGCCGAGGGTGATGTGTGCCCCAACTGCAACAAGGGGCTGTTGGAGGCCACCGGCCAGGGCGAGGAGGAAGAACCCGAACCCGGTGAGGAGGAACAGCCACCGGAAGGCAGCCCCGAGGAAGGCCCGTTGGACACTTCCCCGATCCCGTCCCGGACCACCGTCACCCCGGAGGAGGTCCCCGAGGACGAGGAGGAGGACGAGGAAGAGCCGGAGGAAGAGGACGAGGAGGAGGAGCAGGCACAAACCCCACCGGCCAAGCGCCCTGTCCCCAAGAAGTCCGCCGCCGCTAAGTACCGAGCCTCTGTGAAGGAGTTCGACATGCAGCACGCACTCGCGGCGCTGGCCGAGCTACAGGAACTGGTCGAGCACCAGCAGCGGGAGAACCTGAAGCTGCAACGCCGATTGAGCGTCAAGGACAGCCAGATCCAGCGGCTCACCGCCGGTTTGCAAGCCATCGCCATGCACCTGGGCCCGGACGTCGACACGCTGGTCCGCACCGCCATGGTCCGCAAGCACGCCGACGAGCAGAACCCCGCTCAGCCGGTCATCGAACCCCGCCCGGAGCCGCCCAGCCAGTCCACCCCGGACGCGTTGGAGCCGGAGGCCTTCGCCGACGTCAACGCCCCCGGCATGGTGCCCGGCGTCAACCAGGATGTGGCCGCCGACGCGGTCACCACCGCCTACACCCCCGGCCAGGACCTGCCCTCCCCGGCGGTCAAGCAGCTGGTCGACGTGACCCGCCCGATCGACGGCACCCAGGGGCCCCGGCCGCTGCGCGAGACCAAGACCGAGGTGGACGTGCGGGCGGGGAACACGATGAACTCGCAGGTCGCGTTCCCGCTCGGTGGTCCGTTCGGGCAGGCGCAGCGCACCGGCTCGTTGGATGGCGGCGAGGACACCCAGCTGCGCTTCATGGCCGCGTTGCGGCTGGCCCGGTTGCAGATCGCGGCGGGCTACGCCGACGGCGAGGAAGACCTGGCGCTCGCCCAGAAGATCGCCAACAGCACCGACATTGCGGCCATCAACGCCGAGATCGGCACCCTGAACAAGGTGGCGAAGGCCGCGGCCAAGCGTCAGGGGCAGCCACCGCCGCGGCGTGCGGTGCCCCGTTCGGCCGGTCAGGCACGCACCGTGCCGTCGCTGGCCGGGCAGGCACCGCTGCGCCGGGAGGCGGCCCAACGTGACGACGACCTGGATCTGTCGCTGGTTCTGCTCGGCGATGCCCTGTCCGGGGAGTGAACCAGACACCCAAGCAATAGCAGCGGCTCGAAGAGAGGACTGGACCAGTGCTTCGCACTCCAATGAACCTCAACTACTTGAAGCGGACTATCCGACCGCTGTACGCCAACACCCAGGCGACCCCGCAGAACATGTTGCTGGACCCCTACTGGGACTTCAGCTGCGACATCTACCCGGGGATGGCGCTCTACCGACGGGCCGGTCAACTGGTCGCCCCGTACGGCACCACCGCCTACACGGGCGGCAACCCGCCGCAGACCATCACCCCGAATGCGGGTGCTCGGGTCTTCGGGCTCTCGGACTTCTTTGAGGCCCCCAAGCTCGGCATCCGGCAGATCTCCGACTCCGGCGTGAACGCCTGCGCGGTGTGGGTGCTCGGCCCGGACTCGCTGTTCCAGGTGATGTCCCCGGCCTTCGACCCGGCCGCGGGCTGGGCCGCGGCGAACACCGCCATCGCCACCGGCATCCCGCAGTACGTCGATGCGTACGCGGTCGACAGCGGCGGCACCTACCGCGGTCAGCTGAAGCCGTCCAGCGCCGTCACGGTGATCACCGCGGCCCGGCTGATCTCGGTGGACAGCCCCTCGCAGATCACCATCGGCGGACTGACCGGCACCGTCTGACAGCCCTGGACACCCATTTCCGGCCCGGAGAGAACTCAGGAGAGTGACATGACGACGCTGATGGTTCCTCAGGGCGTCAAGACCCCGATGAAGAGCGACGACTACGTCGCCCAGATTCTGGCCCGGCATCAAGGCAAGACCGCCAGCCACGGTCAGAAGCTGGAAGCCATCGCCCGGGTGCTCTCCGACGAGGTCTCCGGTTTCAAGCGGCTCGGTGTCGGCATGATCGGCCCGATCCAGCTGAAGCTGCGCTACCAGGGCATCACCCGCAACGTGCTGGTCGAGGACCCGGTCACCCCGGGCACCCCGGTCGAGTACGACGTGTGGGACGACCTGGGCCAGGCCTACATCATGAACGGCAACGACGGCGAAGTTGCCATCACGATCTTCGAGGGCAAGCGGGTGCGGGTCGACTTCTTCCGCATCGCATCCCAGGCGCAGATCCGCAAGGAAGACCTGATGTACCTGCGGATCAACGCCGTCGAGCAGGCCCAGGACGAGACCAAGCAGTCCATCCTGAAGCAGGAGGACTCCCGGCTGATGCTGGTCTTGCAGGCGGCGTTGACCGACTACGCCTCCCGCCCGGACCACGTCGTCTCGCCCAACCACACGGTCACCGAGACCTCCGGCTACTACACCCCGGCCAGCTTCTACCAGGCGGTATCCCAGACCGACGTGCACGAACTGGTCTCGGCCCGGATGCTGGTGCATCCGATGGACTACCGGGACTTCTTCCGCTGGGACATCAACACCACCGGCTGGGCGTTCAAGGACCGGGTGGTGGCCGGTGAGACGATCCTGTCCTTCGGCGAGTTCCAGGTGCAGCGTTCGATCATGGTGCAGCAGAACCACCTGTTCCTGCTGCCGGAGCCGAACTTCCTCGGCGTGTTCCCGGTGCTCTACAGCCTGGACGTGGAGGAGAACCACATCGTGGACCGGTTCCTGCGCGGCTGGGTCTTCGATGAGATGGTGGCGCAGCTGGTGCTCAACCCGCGCGGCATCGCTTCGGTGGTCAAGACCTGACCCTGCCACCTGCGGTGGACCGCGACATCGAGACGATGGTGGACGCCTACTCCCGTGCGCCGTCACAGCCGGTGGATCGCGAACGGTCGGCTACCATCGCGCCGCATGACGAACTTCCGGGTGGCGGTGTTGGGCGGCCCGCGCTGCCCGTACCCGGACCGGATCGTCAATGACCTGACCCGGATCTTGAAGATGCCGGAGGTCAGGGTGCTGACCGTGGTGCACGGCGACTACCCGAGCGGTGCGGACCAGGCCGCGGATACCTTCTGCGCGATGTGGCGGTCCTGGTCGGTGTTCCTGGGCAAGGACGTGTTGGCCGAGCGGCACGAGAGCCCGTGGGTGACCGAGGGCAGCCGGGCCTGGGGACAGGAGCAGCGCAGGCTGCTCGAAGCGGGGGTAGATGATTTCTTCCTGGCCTACCCGGGGCCAGGGGAGGAACCATTTCGTGAGGTACTGGAAGCGTATAAGTCAAAGCGGACTATCGAAGTGATGACTTGAAATCGTCAAGGTCACTTGCTATGGTCTAAGCATGACTACTCCGGCACTGATACCCGACCTACCGTTGACCCCCTACGGGAACACCAACAATCACTTCGACTACGACAGGTTTGCGGTCTGGTACACCGGCATCGACCTGCCCCGGCCCAACACCAACAGCCCCGAGCAGCAGGCCATCACCGCCACCATGGTCTGGGCCGACCGGGCCCTGAACCCGAACGTGGAACGCCCGCAGTGGTCGGTCGCGAAGCAGTGCTTCGTGGACCGGTTCGGGCCCATCACCCCGCCCGGGGACACCCTCTACGACTTCGAGCACGACGCCTGGTACTGCCAGACCGGCTGGATCACCATCCCGTCCACCTTCACCCCCCGCGAGCAGCACCGCCGGTATCGGGCTGCGGGCCGCTGGCAGAAGAACTCCGAAGGCCACTACGACCGGGTCGGCGGATTCATCGTCGGGGTGCTCGCCTTCGTCATCGGCTTCGGCATCTCCGCCTACCACGGCACCCCGTGGGGAGTGCTCATCGGGCTGCTGGTCGGGGGCTACTTCTTCGGCTACGGCTGCTACCGCGGCTGGGTGCACCAGCGCTTCCCCAAGTACTACCTGGCCACCCAGGCGGCGCACTACGCCAAGGACGCCGCCTGGCTGCACAGCAAGCTGCCCTAACCGCAGTCCTGTCCCGGCTCGGCGCTCGGCCCGTGAAGTAGCGAGCCGAACCACGCCGGGAAAGGACGATTCGATGGGCAAGCAAGTCACCATCCTGACTGGTTTCCGTTCCATCAAACTGCCGGGCACCATCACCGCCATCGCCTCCGCCGCCGACCAGCTGGTGGCCTCGGTGGGGCAGCGCTCCTACACCAGCGGGGACGTGGTCACCCTCACCGACGCCGAGTACGCCGCGTTGGACACCGCCACGCTGCGGGCATTGAGCGCACCGACGACGGTCGCCCAACCGGCCCGGCCCGCGGTCCGCACCGCCATCGCCGGGTCACCGGGCAGTTTCTCCTCCGGGCAGGTCGTCCCGGCCACCTTCAGCGACCTGGTGCCCTGGCGGCTGGACACCAGCGGCAACCGGGTGGCGTTGACCAGCCCGGTCACCGCCTCCCCCGCTACGGCCTGGACCGCCGGGCAGTACGTGCTGCTCGCCGACGGCTCCGCCGCCACCTGGAACGGCACCGCCTGGATCGTGCAGGTCAACGCCACCGCAGGCATCCCGGGCGGCTTCAGCACCGGGCTGCTGGGCGGCTCCGCGGCCCCGGTCCCGGCCAACCTGGCCGCGTTGACCGCCAACATGGTCACCGCCGTACCGGCCACCGCCTGGACCACCGGTCAGTACGTCAGCCTCAAAGACGGGTCCAAGGCCTCCTGGGTCGGTGCCACCCCGGCCTGGGTCGCCGGGGCCGCGCCGTAAATCCACACTTGACCCTCTGACCGCGCTTACCGCAGGAGGAACCCATGCCACTGGCCGCATCTCGGCTCAACCAACTGGCCGCCGAACTGGCCAACGACGTGATCGTGGTCCGCAACAACCAGGCCGGGATCACCGTCTTCACCGACGACTCCACGAAGATCACCTACGTGTGGGAGGGGAAGGGTGACGGCGGCGGCCGGGACGTGTGCGAGGTGTCCAGCCAGGTGCTGCGCAACCCGGACTTCCGCCGGGCGCTGCTGCGTGACCTGCTCACCGTCGAAGACGCCCCGGAGGCACTAGCCGAGGCGCTCGGGTTGCAGCAGAAGGAATGGGAGGCCCGGCAGAACCGGCTGGCCGAGTCGCAGGCCACCCTGGACCGGGCCGCGGATCGCACCATCGCCCGTGGTGTGGCCTGCATCGCCCCCAAGGGATCGTCCCGATCCGGAGAACTGTGCGGCTCTTACGCGCTGGCCTCCGGGCAGAACCCGAACGAGCGGCCCCCGCTGTGTTCCGAACACGTGCATCTGGGGGTGCAGTACATCCCGCACGAGACCGGCAAGGTGCTGCCCAACGGCAAGAGCGAGATTGTCTGGCGGCGCGCGGGCATCGCCAACGCCTAACCCACCCATCCCGAAGGAGTGACCATGACCGAAGAACAACCCGCCGCCGAAGAGCAAGCCGCCGCCGAAGAGCAGGCCGCCGAAGACGCGCCGGACAGCCAACCGGCCACCCCGCCGACCACCTCGGTATGGATGCATCAGCAGTACAGCACCCAGGCCGAGGGCGGCAACATCGACCAGGTCAGCCCGGTCTTCGCGCAGGCCCGCGCCGACGCGTTGGCCACCGCGGCCGGTCAGGCCACCAGCGAGGAACAGGCCGAGGCGTTGCAGGCCGCCTCCGACCAGGCCGCAGCCCAGGCCGCCTCGGTGAGTGTGCCCACCGAAGAGGATCAGGCTGCCGCCGAGGGGCAGTCGCAGGAGCGGTCCGCCGAGGACCCCACGGCCCATCCCGAGGATCCCGCAGCCCCGCAGTAAGGGGGGTCTGGCGCTGTCCGGTTAGGGGAGGCGGGCACGAA